TTTTGTAAATAAAATTTATAGATATTATGTCTCAGATAAATGTTAACAGAAACACTTTTTTAGAAAAAGAAGAAGTGATGAACATGCAGTCTTTCCTACAGAATTCCCTGCTTGGAAAGATTCTAATTGCCGGAAGTTACACATTCGGTATAGTGACAAACAATCCTAAGAAATTTGACCCTGATTTTGTCACAAATGATGATTTTATTGATAATAAAGTTTTTGAAGTTGAAGTAGGAACTCAAGGTGGTACAATCAAGATTCTTCCAGGCATGGCTGTAAATGCGTTAGGTCAAGTTATTAATCTAACAAGTATTTACGATAATCTTACTGTACCATCTGATAGTGTTTATTATTGGTTAAAAGTAGGTTATTCTACTAAAAACTATGAAAATGGACTTGTGAGCATAAATCAAAAAGGAGTTGTAACTGGTACAGTTGATTTTTCTGGTAAAGTAAGAGGTCAATCGGGTAAGACTCCGGTAGCAATCAGATTTATGAAAGATGATGGTTCTCAACCATTGAATAATGGAGTATATGAAATTGTAAACGTGATTGATAATAAAAACTTGGTTTTGACATCTGAATCAGATTTTGTGGCAGAATCAAATCTTCAGGTGATTATTCTTGGTACAATTCCGTTAGGAAAAGTGTTTACAGATAAACAACTTGAAGGTCTCTATACATATGATTATTATACATTCAGTCTTGTTCAAGAAGTGACATTAGAGCAACCACCTACAAAATCTTCGAATGAGTTTTATCTTGCTCGAGTAAGAAACAATGGAGGAACAGTATCAGTTGATAATACAGTCAAATCAGAGTTTTGGTCACTTGCTAATTTTCCGAAATCTAAATCCTAAGAGTTATGCAATTGTTTTACACAGTAAGTTCAGAATATCTCGCAGCTCAATCTAAACCAATGAATTCATTGGGAGGTTATGTATCATCTACAAAGATACCTAATGATGTGTTCGATAATTTGTTTGATGAATTGAGTTTGAGAACAGTTAAAGATGCTAAGACAGAGTATCGCGCAATTGTATTGAAAAATGAGAGTAATGAAGTTGCTCAGAATGTTCAATTATGGTTTGTTGTTCCTGAGGATGCATATTGTTCTTGTAAGATAGGTGCAACACTTTTAAATCAGAATGAAGATGGTTCTCAATACATGGAATCAATACCAAGTATATATAGTGCACCATTCAATACTCAATTGTATGATGCTACAGAAGAAGATAAGGTCACAATCGGTAATATGGAACCTGGTCAAATGATTGGTCTATGGATATCGAGAAGTGTTGACAAAGAGAAAGCTATTGAAGATTACAATAACGTTGCTGAACGAGATTTGACGACTCAATCTCGTTATAAGCCGGTAACACATAATAAAGAAGAGACACTAAGTCTTGAAATTTCGTGGGATTGATAATAAATGTTTTGTATCTTTAGGCACGAGAAAGGACGAAAAATTCGTCCTTTCTTTTACATCAATAAGATACCAACTTTTTATGACAGAAGAATTTGTAGAAATATTCGAGTATTTGATGCAAAAGGTTTATTCGCCGTATTATCATGTGAAGATGACTTCAAGGAATGTGAATGCGATAAAACGGTTTTTTGAAAACTCAAAGATTGATTCTGTAGATGAAATATGGAAGTATTTATTGTTTCAACTTGTTTTATCTATGAATAGATATTCAAATAGGTATTCCGTAACGTTATTGAAATGTATAAGTATAAACGCTATAAAACGATGGAATGAAAGAACTGAAGAAAAGATGTTCCTCGTGTCAAAATTCCAACGTGTAAGAAGACTTGAAAACCCTCTACAAAATAAAGTTCATCTCTATTCAGAGAGGTATTTGAACGAACAACGAAAAAAATACTGGAATACACCGAGAGGTTTTATTCATTGTGGAGAATTCAACGGAATATTGTATCACAAGATAAGGTGTTCTGGATGTAGATATAAAGAATCATGTGAAAAGGTATTAGAATTATGACATATTATAAAAAGATAAGAGAAGAAGTTAGACCGTGTGTTTCTTGTAATGAAAACCATCTGATATACGATAGAAACAAATGGTTGTGTAAAGATTGTTATAACAAGAAAAAACAGGAAAAATTAAACAGGAAAACACTCGAGACGAGAAAGAATGATTTGAATGATGTTTTTGAGAAGATATGGTCAAGTCGTCCTCATTACTGTTTTCATTGTGGTAAATATCTTGGCTCAGAACCTAAAGCGATTTATTTCAGTCATATTCTTTCGAGAGGTGCACATCCGGCATTGAGATGTGATGAAGAGAATGTTGTATTAGCATGTAGAGATTGTCATTACATCTATGATTTTGGTGATAAAAGTAAGTTACAGAGACAGATTCCTGAAGAGTTGATTGAAAAACTTTTAAAGAAAGAGAAAGATGAGTACAGATAAAGAAGTGATTGAATTGTGTAAGATAGTCCTTGAGAATGTAGGTGTAAAGAGGATGGCTAATAGGATTGGAGAATATCTCGAGAATCCTTCTTCAAAAACAATAATACAAGAACTCTACGATGAAGCATTGAATTGGGATGGTTTCAATGAAAATTTCAAAAAGAGAAATATTGTACTCGGAAATAATCTGAGTATCTTGAAATTTTTTATAATTACATTTCAAAAAGATTTCAATGAAAATGGTGAACCTGTAATAATTATAAACAAACTTGAAGACGAAACAGCTTCATTCAAGGATAACCCTATAAAGAATCTCTATATCATATATAAGAATGAAGAAGATAGAGATATTGATTACGAAAGATTGTTATTAATGAGATGATATGGAAAAGAGGATTTTATTAGAAAATGTAAATGCAGGAGGAATACTTGTATGGTTGAATGAAAATTTCGAAAAAGAGAATGGAAAGAAATTCAATCGTAATGATGTAACCTTCTATATTATAAGAAGAAAATTGCCTGCTTATCTTGGTGATATATCAATAGAATTAGTACCAAGAAAACATTGTACGATTAAAATGTACAATGTTGTAACTTCAGACCCTAATGTTATTAATATTGAATAATTATGAAAACTTCGTCGAATTACGTGATTGTATATGATTTCGAGACTGGTAATCTATGGAATAGTAAGTGTATTGCATTTGATAATGCACCATTAGTTGAACTTGCAATGGTTTGCGTCGATATGAACAAACTTGAAATAATTGATGAGGTAGATTTGATTTTTCCATACGGATATAAAGAAGACCTTGTATATTCACAACAAGCACTCGAAACTCACGGTATAACAAAAGAAATTCAGGATGAGAATTCTGTTCCATTGAAAGACATCTATAAGACATGTAAACAATGGTTTACTAAATATAAGAATCCAAGACAATTATGTACACTTGCAGGACATAATATCGTAGGGTTCGATAACCCTTTTATGAAGAATTTTTTTGCCTATATGAAGGATGATATAGACAATTATGTAAAGTATTATATTGATACAATGCAAATTGCTCATATGGCAGCTTTGGAACAAATGAATTATCAACTTGGGACATGTTGTCAATTAGCTGGCATTGACCTCGTAGATGCACATAGAGCATTGAATGATACAAAAGCAAATGCTCAATTGTTTATTTCGTATGTCAAGAAATTGAGAGGTGAAGGTCAACAATCAAATGTTGAACAGAAAGAAGAAAGATATAGAGAAAGTTTTCAATTATGCTAACATTAGATGGTAAAGACTTATTATCTGGCAATCAATTTAATCATTTATGTCAGAATGTTGATAAGATAATAGAAAATCTTCCAGGTAAAGCGTTGAACCAACTTCTTGAAGGATATGAAAACGATGTAGATAAAATGCTACATGAAATGCTTATTCAAGCAGAAAGGACAATGTATCTTGGAAGAACACTTGATTCTGAAAATTTGAATTATGTTGAGAATGTCAAAGCCTCAATGGATACGACACTGAAGATTCTTTCGTTGAACTATTTCGTACTGACTATGTTGCCTAAAGTTAGAATGGGATGGAGAAATATCGAATGGGGCAATTTGATTCAGTTGTATCCATGGAGTTGTTATTTGTGTAGCAGAAGCTCAGGGAAAAGTTTTTTCTTCTCTTATGCATTCATACTCTGGAGGTTATGGAGTTATTGCAAACCAACTTTATGGAGACCTGATACGATAGATAATGCGAATAGAAAAGAGACTTGTTACATAACTTCAACAATGACTTTAGCTAAAGTTCAAGTAGCTAAAGTGAGAGAAGAAATTGAAACAAATGACCTTTTGAGAGAAAAAATCAATCCTAACAATAAAGCATCTATTGGCGAAACTGGTATAACGACAGAAACTGGTAGTATTCTTCATGTTCGTGGTAAAGACGGTTTTATTCGTGGTCTACATGTAGGTGCGACAATTTGTGACGATATGCCTGATGAAAGTTCTCTTTATTCTGATGAACAGAGAGAAAAAATGAAGGAATTGATTAAAGGTACTATAGAACCTATTGTTGAACCTTATGGTTACTTTTTAGTTTGTGGAACTCCTTATTCTTCTGCACCTAATGAGTTATATCAAGTGTTAAAAGCTGATAAGCGTTTCTATTGTTTTGAATATCCGATTATATTTCCTGACGGAAGACCACTTGCTCCAGACCGATATACATTTGAGCAAATTTTGATGAAGAAAGAAGAACTTGGAACAATTGTATTCAATCGTGAGTATTTAGTAGTACCTATTAGTGATTCTTCGACAATATTTCCATATGAATATTTAATGAGAAGTATCGTTGGAATGGAGAATGTAAGATTCGCAACTTCAATAGACGATTATCCTTTTAAATTAGTAAGAGTACATATTGGAGTTGACTTTGCTGTATCTGGTAATATTGGTGCTGACTATACTGTTTATAGTGTATGGGGTATCGATACAATGAAGAATTATTATCTACTTTATTATTATAGACAAAGAGGAATGTCTCATAATGAACAGATAGATAAGATTGTTCAACTCGATAGATTATTCAGACCGAATAAAATTAGGTGTGAAGCAAATGGATTCCAGTCCATACTTTCTGGATTAGCACAAGAAAGAGGGTTGAAAAACATAGAGCCTTTTACGACAACAGAAGGAAATAAGAAAGACCTTTACACTGGTTTACCAAGCCTTTCAGCAATGTTCGAAAGAGGACAAATAAAGTGTCCTTATGCACCTGGTGAAACAAAGCAAGCTGTTGATATAATGTTCGGAGAGTTTTCCTCTATTACATTTAAAAGTGATAATGGAAAACTTGAAGCTGCGTCGGGACACGACGATGTGGTACTCAGTAGCTTCCTGAGTATCAATAGTTTACGTGAAGACGAGAAAGAAATTAAAGTTAGTATAGATTTAGTATAAATATGGCGATGAAATTAAGTGCCAACTTTATGGCAGAATTGTTCAAGTTAATCTATCTTGACCCTACACTGACTCAGATAGCATGTACAAACTTGACATATCAATTGATACCTAAAGAGTGGCCAGGATATAAATATCTTCTGAGAGAAGCTATTGAAACGTTTACTGATAAAGAAACAGTTCCATCTTTAGGAGTTGTTTCTCAAAAATACATTGATAATGATTTTGTTCAAGAAACAATTCATGAAATTCAAAGTGCTTCAAAAGTTGATAAAGAAATAATCATAGACCAACTTGAATCTTATATTAAGGATGTAGAATTTCAATTACTCTCTAAGAAAGTACATGACCTTTATGAAGAAGGAAAGAAGGAAGAAGCTATACGGGTAAACGCAGAAGAGAGTCAAAGGATACTTTCTCTATCATTAAGACACGACGGAGGTAGTTTTCAGCAAGTCTTCAATGGATTTGATTTACGAATGAGAAAAAGACGTGAATCAATTGATTCGAGTAATATCTCTGAGAAAATAACACTTGGGATTGATAGACTTGATGAATTGTCTTATGGAGGAGCTTCTATTGAAGATACTGTATTATGGATTATGAGGTCAGGTATCGGAAAATCAACTGTTCTTAGACATCACGGAATGCAAGCAGCTTTGGATGGAAATTCTGTTTTACATATACAGCTTGAAGGTGGAATTCAAGCATGCCTCGATAGATACGACCAATATTGGACAAATCAACCCTACAATGATATAAGACAAGGATATCTTAAGACTGAAGACCAGAATAAGATTCAACAGACATGGAAAGCTATGAAAGAGTTTGGTCAAGATATTGACGTCTATGGATTTGAAAAGTTTGGTGAAGCGACGATGGTAGATATAAGGAACTTGATTCTTGATTATCATAAAGAACATCAATATTTCCCAAGAGTACTTATTCTTGATTCATTAGACCTTGTTGCTACAGGAATAAACAAGACTATTGACAATAATCCTTCATTCAAGAAAGACAAGTTGCAAACTTGTGCCCAATTATTCAAGAATATATGTGTAGAATTCAAGATGGTAGGATTTACTGCGACTCAAGCAAGTAACGTCCCTATAGAGATATGGGATAATGCTGATAAAGTTATTGATAGAAGTTATACAGAAGGTGATAAGACTCTTGTAAAGCCGTTTTCATTTGTATTTACTGGTAATCAGACAAGAGAAGAAAAAAGACAAGAATTAATGCGTATATATATTGATAAATTACGTGATTATAAAGAGTCTCATGAAATATTACCTATTGCAACGAATTACGATAAAGGACGATTCTATAGCAGAAGTAGGACAATCGATTTATTCAACAATACACCTAAGAAAACTAAAAAATCAGAATCAAAGCCTGAAAAAGAAAAATTACATAAAGCAAGTAGAGCAAAAACAGTATAACGATGTTTAGAATTGATAAAGATGAAATAATACAAGAATTAAGTCTAACTCCGTTTGGTGCTGCTGGTTGGTATCAAAACAGAGATGAAGTGTGTCCTTTTTGTGGAAAAGGTGGGAAATGGGGTGTACATTTTAATGATGTTGGTAATAATGGGTTTTTTCATTGTTTTAAATGTGGACAGAAGACTAATCTGAAGAATTTCCTTGAAAAAATAAATAGATTAGATTTAGCGAAGATAAACTATGAAAATAGTGTAAAAATCTCGAAGTTGACTCCTCTTATAAAAGAAAAAGATGAGGGGAATGAAAATCCTATAGAATTAACTGAATGTAAACTTCCTCGAAAGTTAGAATATCTTAAAGAAGATGAATACTTGAACAATCGAGGATTCAACAAAAGATACTATAAAGAATTCAAGCCAGCAATCACAAACTTCTTTCTTGATAAGAAATTACGCGACAAAATCATATTTCAATTTACAATGAACGGAAAGACGACAGCTTGGTTGGCACGTTCAAAGAAAAGTAAAGAATGGCACGAAAAGAACCTTAAAGCATTCAAAGAAGGTAAAGAAAAACTCGTTCTCCGATATGAAAACTCTACAGATGGATTTTCAAGAGTGTTAGGAGGATACGATAATATTACAGACACAACTGATACCATTATAATAGTTGAAGGTCTATTCGATTATATATCTGTAGATGATAAACTTCATCTCTACGAATCAGATGAGATAAAATGTATCTTCACATTTGGTAATAATATGGGTACAGAGCAGATAAAACTGTTAAGACTGAAAAGAAGTGTCAGGAATATTATATTGCTCTATGACCCTGATAAACCTGAAATGATAAAATCTACAGCTTTGACTCTACAGAAGTATTTTAATATCAGGATTGCTTGTTTGAAAGATAAAAAGAAAGACCCAGGTGATGCATCTCAAGAAGAATTACTTGAAGCGTTGGATGAGATTATGGAGCCTATAAATTTTTACACAAATAATTTGGTCTAACTGTTGGACCGCGTGGTCCAAAGGTGTATCTTTACAGTGTAAAACAAAAGGAGATATTAAACGATTAAAACAGAAAGATATGAAAACTATTACAATTAAAGAAATTAAATGGATTGATGTTCCTGTAATGAGAAATGGTAAACCGACCAAAAGAACAAAAAGAATTTACGAGTGGGTAAATAAAGAAGTTGAAATGGATTGCATAGAATATCAAGGACACAAGATATATTATGACCCTACAAGAGATAATACAACAGCTTATAAAGAAAATGGAGAAATTTTGACAGGTGATTTTCTTTTTGGTAGTTATGGAAAAGTAATTCGACCACATTGCTTGTGTGTGAATGAAAAGAGACAACTTAGCTGGAATGTAATTGGATATGACGGAGCAACAGGTAAAGGTTGGGGAGCCAGATTAATTAAAATAAATTGGTGATGTTCAGAGCCAATACAAGACAAAAGGTTACGAATTATTAAGTATACGGAAAGAAGGGGTGAAAATCAAAGTAACCCCTATTTCCTTGACAATTAGTATAGATATTTTACAAAACTTAAAAATAAAAAGATTATGGACAAGGAAGAATTTCAGAAAAAGTACGACAACAGTATTTTGGTATGCTGTACAGAAGACAAAATCAAAAAAGTATTCAATATTTGCGATTTAATGGACTTAACAGTCTCTAACTCAAAACAAGCTACCGCTATATTGATAGGAGAACAAACAGCAAAAAGTCCATTGTTTCACGTGGAACAATTCATCAGTGATTTCTACAAGGAGATAGAAGGAAGAGAAGAGAAGGAGACAAAGATGTTTGAACAGAGGATGAACATTGCCATATACAAGCTAAAGCAGAAGTACGGAGACACGTATATAATCAAGGGAACCGATATGGTCACATTGATGTATATAACGGAACTTGGCATGAATGCAATCTATAAAGAGGGGGAAGATGTGATACTCATAGAAGAAAAGGGCAGCATACCATGTGTAAGACATTCGGCAAGACAGTTTATTACTGACGTGATGTCCGGCATGATTGACGTACTGAACCCATTCATAAACAAGGAGACAATGATTGAGATAAAGGAAGAAGAAGACACGGAAAACATGATTAGTGAAACAATCTTCCATCTCACCCATACTCTAACAAAGCCCCTGCATAAGGTATACGACATGGAAAGAATGGTCTATTCAATCGGATTTGGGGACAAGGAAAGGGTAATGATAGACGAGGACGATTTCCATGTGTTCCGGAAAGCGGTGTGTCTCCTATACATGTGCAACAAATGGGTAATGGAAGACAACAAGAAGCAGTCAAAGGAACCCACTTTCAACAAAGGAAACAAAATAATGTATGCTATCAAGGACAGCAACAGCAACACATACCCAGTAAGCAGATTGTCGGAAAGAGTGTACGAATCAAAGGAGCACAAGACCCTATTCATAACGGACGAGGAAGGGACAGTGACCGGGATATACAAGGAGAAATAATAGGGTTACAATTAAGTAACCCTTTCTTTCCATATTGAAAGATAGTTTGTAGTTTTGCAAGCAAAAATTCGATATGGAAAAATCACGCAGTTTAACTAATGAAGAGTTTATAAAAATACTACAGTTAGAGTATTTAAGTTGTAAGTTAAGGTCAATTATTTACGATAGACCTGAATTCAAAAAGATGAATGAAGATATAGCAGAGAAAAAGAAATTCAAAATTTTAGACCTTTCAAAGAAATTCTTACTACCGAACATTTTTGAATTAGATGAAGCATTTGAATTTTTCTGGAAAAAAGAATTTATTCAAGAATATGGACTTCCAAATTTTCAGTATAATCCTAAATCAAAAGAATCAATATCTTATTGGGATAAATTTTATCTATTAAAACCAGGAGAAACGGTAATCTGGGAAGGAATTGAATATACCATCAAAGCTAATCATCCTAATGAAAATTCAGTGAGAATCTTGAAAAATGGAATCTCTTCTTTTGTGCCATATATTTACTTCAAAATCAAATTGCTATATACCCTTCCACTCGAAAAACTGAAGTGAATATAGTATCTTTAAACATTAATTCTAAAAGGAAGATTTTATGATTATTACAAAAGAATTCGAAGGAGAGATGGCGCATATTGTGCGTAATTGTTCAACAAATTATTGCAAAAAAAGTCTGCACGGACATTCCTTTAAAGTATTGGTAAGTCTGAAGGCAAGTGCTTTAGATAATGCTGGAATGATTTATGATTTTGGATTAATGAAGGGTTCGATAAAACAATTCATTAATTCGTTTGACCATTGTACAGTTTTTTGGGACAAAGATAATCAAGAATACATTAACTTCATCAAAAAGCATAGTGAAAGATGGGTCTCTTTACCATTTAATCCGTCAGCAGAAATGTTGTCGTTATTCTTTTTGTCAGGAATTCAAAGCATTCTCGATTGTACGAAAATGAATAATAACGAATCGAAGATATGTCTTGATAAGGTACAATATTACGAAACAAGAACAGGAAGTGCTACTGCAGAAAGAGAAGATATTGTATCGATGTCGAGTGTATTTGAAATACCATTTGAATGTTCACAATCAGTAACAAGTGAGTGGAGTGTAGAATTATTCAATTGGTATCTTGACGGAAGACATCAGAAGAAAAATCCAGAAACAAAATGGTTTGAAAATCCTAAAGTAGAACAGCAAGTTAAATAATGATGAGAAATATTGATTACGAAAAGAAGAGACCAATTATCGAGGTCTTTAATTCTATTGAAGGAGAAGGAAATACAGCAGGCGAAGCGACAATTTTTGTCCGTTTGTCTGGCTGCAATCTTCGTTGTTGTTTTGATAACAGTATATGTGATACCGCTTATTCCAGCTTTGCTCCTGAGAAAGGTAAATACAACTATCAATCAGTTGTCGATATCATTGAGAAATATCCGATGACAACTGCACTTTCTATAAGTGGGGGTGAAGCTTTCTTGTATCCAGATGTTGTCGCTGACTTGATTGAGATAGCTAACGATTATTGTATGGATGTTCTTATAGAGACGAATGGAACACTTCTTGTAGATGAGTCTATATTGAAAGAAATAGATTTGATTAATATCTCGCCGAAATTGTCATCTTCAGAGCCTACTGATGAGAAGCTTAAGAAACTTGGAATGAAATGGAGTCCAGCTTTGAAGAAACATGCTGTAGAAAGATTTAATATTGAAGCATTGTGGAATATGATTGAACATGCGAAGGATTTTAGTCTGAAGTATGTGGTCAGTAGAAAAGAAGATTTTAAAGAAATCGAAAAACAAATCCATGATTTGATGTTGTACGATATCCAAAAGAAATCTCGTAAGAGATATTCTCAAGAATTCAATGGAACTGAGATATGGTTTGATACAAGATTCATTAATCCTTGGAATATAACGCTCATGCCCGCCGGTTCACGAAATGATGAATTAGACCAGAATAGACAGATGGTTGCTGAATATTGTGCAGAGCATGGATATCGTTATTCAGATAGATTACAGATTATAATTTGGGGAACAAAACGAGGAGTTTAATATATGGAAAAGAAGATTAAAGCTGGACAGAATATAGTTCTGTCTGAAGTAGAAAAAACAAAGATGTTGATTAACGCTGAAGAAGCATTTGGCAAATTTCTCACAGCATTAGGATATGATTGGGAGAATGACCCTAATATGGTCAAGACTCCTTATCGAGTTGCGAAGATGTATGTAAAAGAAGTAACTTCAGGAGCTTATAACGAACCTCCTGTAATTGCAGTATTTCCTAACGATAATAAATATGATGGTATTGTCTTTGAAGGGAATATCAAAGTACATAGTTTATGCTCACATCATTTTGAACCATTTGTCGGAAGAGCGTATGTAGCTTACATTCCTAATGAAGATGGGAATATTTTAGGACTTTCTAAATTGAATCGTATTGTTCATTGGTTTGCTAAAAGACCTCAATTGCAAGAAAATCTTACAAAACAGATTCATGATTATTTGAATGAGATTCTTGGTCCTAATCAAGGAGTTGCTGTTTATATTGAAGCTGAACATATGTGTGTGAAATTAAGAGGTGCTGAAGATGATTCAACAACTTGTACAGCATTTTTGTCAGGTTATTTCAAAGATAATTCTTTGAGAACAAGAGACGAGTTCTATAAGATGGTAGAAAATGCTAAAATTAATTTAAGATAAAAGATTATGAATTACAAAGAGTATGAAAACAAGGCTATTACAACTAAAGCCTATCATGAGAAAGTAGCAATTCCTTATGTAGTATTAGGATTATGTGGTGAGTTGGGTGAAACTTATGAAAAACTCGACCAAGTTGACAGTGTAGAAGACGAAAAGAAGTTACTCGGAGAAATCTCTAAGGAAATCGGAGACCAATTGTGGTACTTGGCAAGTATTCGGGTTGAATTAGACCTTCCTCTTGAAGAAGATTGGAATTGGACAGAAAAAGAACCAGAACTTTCTGCTGCTTCTATTGGAGTTAAACTTCCTTCAGAAGTAGGAAAGATTGCTGAACAAGTAAAGAAGTGGTTGCGTGACGATTGGAAAGATGGTGAAACAAACACTTTCCCTGAAAAGAGAAAAACTGCTGTTCTGAGTGCTTGGAAGAACATTTGGAAGTATCTCAATGGATTGGCTGACAGTCTTGGATTGGATATTGAAGAGATTGCTATCCAGAATAATGAGAAACTTGCATCAAGAAAACAAAGGAATGTTATTAACGGCGAAGGAGACAATCGATGATTAATTTCAGAAGAATCAGTTTTTGTGGTGCCCAAGGCACTGGTAAGACGACACTGTTTGAAGCCGTTAAGAATGACGAGATGTTCAAAGGGTGGAACTTCTATTCAGAAGTTGTACGTCAGATGTTAGAAAGAGAAGAAGTTGTAATCAATGAAAATGGTAATTCTGAATCACAGAAGAAGATTTTTGATGCTTATAACGAAATTCTTGATAAGATGTTTGATAATCCTTCAGTAAGTGATAGATGTATTGTTGATGTTGCAGCTTACACTTCAAGATTGTTTGATACATGTAATCCTAAAGATGAAGATTACAATAAACTCAGTAACGAAGATTTTCGTGAAAGAAAAGAAGTTGTTCGTCGTAAGTATGAACTTTCATTGATTGTTTATTTCCCTATTGAATTTCCTCTTGTTGAAGATGGAGTAAGGTCAGTAGATGAACAGTTCCAGAAGGATGTCGACATGAAGATACAACAATTTTTGAAGAATTATGACATTCCTTATATTACAATTACTGGAAGTGTTGAAGAGAGACTCGAACAATTGAAAAAGGTAATCTTTTTTGAGAAATAAATTCGACCAAGTGTTGCTACATCTTTCAAAAGGTCGTATCTTCACAGTGTCAAAAGAACATTAATACAAAACATTTAAAATTAATCTATTATGGGAATAGTTAAAGAATCGTTACTGGTACTTCGTAAAAAAGCAAATGAGCTTGGTATTCCTAATTACGCAAAGTATTCAAAAGAAGAACTTGCAAAGTTGATTGAACAGAAAGAAGCTGGAATTTCAACTTATACAGACCCTGAAATGATTGCTTCTGATGAAGATGTTGCTGCTGAAGAGCAGATGGTTGCTGAGCATGCAGCAACAGTTGAAGAAGATGCTGAAGAACCTCGTCCTGAAGATGAGAAGAAGCGCAAAGAAGCTAAAAAGGAAGAAAAGAAAAATGCTAAAAAAGCTCCGAAAGCCAAGAAAGAACCTAAAGAAAAAGCTCCGAAGGCGCCAAGAGAACCGAAGGTTAAGCTGAATGTAAAACCGAAAGGTGAAAAACCTGAAAAGATGAGTGATATTTCTTCAAAGATTTACGATGAACTTTTGAAGAATGACGGTCGTTCTTTCTATCAGATTTCAAAGGAACTTTCAACATATTACACTGTAGTAAAACATGTATGTGAGAAGTTCTTTGATGTTGTTGAATAAGTAAACCCTTCTTTCTGAATATTTTTATGAAAAGGTTGAGGTACGAGAAATCTATCTCAGCCTTTTCTTTTTAACAGAATATTGTTATGAATGAACTATATGCAGATTTATTACAATATCTCGACGATAATTTTATTTCGTATGAAGAATTAGGTGATTTCGTCTTAAAAATCAATGATAGGACCTACGAGTTGTTTGAACCTATCAAATGGGATAATGACGAAAAAGGCATTCTTTTTGATGAAGAGTTTCATTGGGCATGTGATTTGACAGATTATGACTATTATATCTTCAGATTCGGTAGTATCTGGTATTCATTGGAAAAAGGAAAAGAAAAGAATGTCAAACTTGAAAGAGTGAAATGGATTGGGAAAGCTCGATTAGACGATGAACTTTTCAGAATCTCAACTTATATAGGTATACACGGACCATTCGAATTGATGAATGGTGTAGGATTATACGACGAATGGTGTAAGAAAGCGAAATTCCTTGGTATCACAAGTCTTGGTTTGTGTGAAAAAGGTACACTTGCTGCAGCCATGAAATTCCAGAATGCATGTCAGAAAGCTGGTCTTCGTGCAATACAAGGATTAGAAATTAAAATTCTAAATGAACAGAAGGACCTTAAATATACTGTAAAGGCATTTGTAAAGAATAGTGTTGGTTGGTCTAATTTGTTGAAGTTGAATGAAATTATGAATACTGAAGATTCATCATTCGTCTCTGAAGAAGAATTAGAGGAATATTGTGATGGATTGGTTTTCATTTGGGACCCAAAAACAATTGCTTATAAAGATATTCCAAAGAATCTCCAAGAATTAACTTCCTATTACCAGTTAGATACAGTTATATATGAGAAAAACAATCGTGATAGAGAATATCTCGATAATTTGAAGAAATTCTTTAAAAGCGATTTAAAACCAGTTGCAATGTGTGATGCTTATTATATTGAGAAGGAATGGAGTCCTATCAAAGATAAGTTGAACAAACTCGGTAAAGTACCGACGCACGAAAGTCACAATCAATACTTCAAGAATTATCAAGAGTATTTTGAAGAATTGAGTTATCTGTTTTCTGATGACGAGAAATTCTATGAAACATTTGAAAATGCAATAAGTAATCTTGAGGAAATTTCATTTGAATGTAACTTCGTCATTGAGACTCAAGTAAGACACATGCCTGTCTATCGTATGACAGATGAAGAAGCTCAACAATACGATAGTAATGTAGAAATGTTCGAAGACCTTATCTTCAAAGGTCTGGAGGAGCATCCTGAGATATTTGAGAAATATAGTAATGATGTTATAGGTGAGAGACTTGAAAGAGAGATGAAAGTAATTGAAGATGGAGATGTTGTTGATTATTTCTTGACTTTACGTGATATTACTTCTTGGTGTAGAAAAAATGATATCTTAACTGGGTCAGGAAGAGGGAGCGGGTGTGGGAGTCTTGTTTCTTATTTATTAGGACTTAATTTCGTTAATCCTCTTGATTATGATTTACTATTCGAAAGATTTTTAACAACGGGTCGTCTGATACGTCATGATAAAGTTGAGGAGGTCATCATAAATGAAAACAGTGGTAAACCTATAACAATTAAGAGTTCAGATTTTGTGCGGATATTTAGAGGTGATGAGAAAATGATAGTTAAAGCTGGTGAATTACAAGAAGGAGATAAATTAGTTGATTATGATAACGATTAAAACAATCAAGAAAGAAATCTGTGAAGAAACCAGTCTCGGTTCGTTGCCAGATATAGATACGGATTTTTGTGGTCGAGAACGGCCTCGTGTTAAAGAGTATATGGAACAAAGATTCGGAGCATCTCAAGTTGTATCTCTTGGAACATATACTACAATGCAGCTCAAAGCAGCAATTACAGATTTAGCAAGATGTGAAGGTGTACCTATCCAGATAGTGAGAAGAATCACAGCTAAACTTCGGGACGAAGAAGGTATGAAAAGTGTTGAGGATTTTTTCGTATCAATATGTAAAGATACTGAATTGAGAGAATTCGTGAAATCTCATACCGAACTTATAAACGACATGATGATTTGTCTCAATACACCTAAAGCTGCTTCGATACATGCATGTGGTACTGTGATATTTCCTGATGAAAAGATATCAGCTCAATGGGTACCAATCAAAGAACAGAAAGGACTCAGTGTAACCGAATGGGAAGGTAGTGAAATAGAGGAAACCGGTTTTCTTAAAGAAGATATCCTTGGAATTGCTCAACTTGATAAGTTAGCTGATATGCTAAAGCTGATAGAGCAGAATCATGGAATCAAGTTAGACCTCTATAAAGATATTCCGTTGGACGACCCTATGGTTTTTGAATATATCAAGAAGGGATTTTTGAATGACGTTTTTCATTTCGGTGCAAAAGGATTATCGTCTTATTGTGTACAGATGCAACCTGAGAGTCTTGATGAGATGGGTATCTGTGCAGCACTTTATCGTCCAGGACCGATTGAGAATAATATTCATAACGAGTTTGTTTTAGCTAAGAGAGGTGAAATTGAACACGAAGCTCCTATAGGTGGTGAAAAGGTTTTATCTAAGTCAAAAAATTTTCTTGTGTACCAAGAAGATATTATGAGACTTTGTCAGGAACTTGCTGATTTTGACTTAGAAACCACTGATAGTGTACGAAAATGTATTGGTAAAAAATTATTACAAAAAATCAAAACATTCGGCGATAAGTTCGTTGAAGGATACGTAAAGAAGTTTGGTGATAAAGGTGTAACTGAAGAATATGCAAGAGACCTCTGGAAACAGATGGAAGAGTTTGGTAAATATTCGTTCAACAAATCTCATGCGATTGCTTATTCAAGAAACGGTTACAATTGTATATGGCTTAAAGTCCATTATCCTATTGAGTTTTGGTCTGTGACATTTAGTTATGCTGAATTGAAAGATTATCCATATTATATCAATGAAATTCAAGAGTCAGGAGAAATCGAAATCCGACCAGTAGATATAAATAAGTCTGGTATCAATATTGTTTCAGATATCAAGACAAACAGTATGTATTGGGCATTGAATTCAGTGAAACAATGTGGTGAGAAAGCTCAACAATTCATTGCAGAAGAAAGAGAGAAAAACGGCGAATTCTTCTCGTTGGATGAATTTATTGATAGATGTATAATAAAGAATTCACCAGTCAATAAATCTGTGATTGAAAATCTCATTTATAGTGGTGCATTTGATAAACTCGAAAGGATAGAACATCCTGCAGAGAGGTTGAGACTGATTGAATCCTATAGGGAAAACAAGAGGGTTAAAGTACTTGAAGATAAGGACTTATTGACAAGTATAATCAAAGCACGTAAAGAGAAAGAAGATTGGTGGTGGACATTACAACAGAAAAAGTTGTCAGGTTTTGCTACATTCGATTATGAAGAACTTATTAATAGATATCATGAACAATTCTATGAAGCTGTCTATTATGATGTGAGACAAGTCAAGTATCTCGAAGGTGACAATCACGATATCTGTGCAATTATTGGCGGTTATGTTCTTGATATTGTTGAGAGGAAATCGAAGAAAGGCAAGTTCTGCATTCTTACATTAGAAAGTAACTATGAATTCATCAATGTGATTGTCTTTTCAGAATTATATTCTGAATATGAAGAATTCCTACAATCCAGTAAAGGGAACCTTCTTCTTGTTGATGGTTACATTCAATGGGATAAATGGAAAGAAGAATACTGTCTTATGACTAATTTAAATACTTCATTTACTGTTTTATCATAGGTTCATTCTTTCATCTAATGAAGTACACATTAAGGATGTGATAAGTTGGATAAAACGAGAATAAACAGTAATTTTACCAATGTTAAAGAATTGAAGATATGAAAATAATACTTGAACAAGGAGATAAGACGATAGTTTTGATTGAGACAGAAGGTGATGAAGAGATTTTTTTGGATGATATAACTAAGATTGATTATTCTAATTTATACGGTGAAGCAACAACGATTTCAGCATTATTGAATAAAGTAGGAATGTGGAAAGCGAATTGTGAGAAAGAGGCTAAAGAGGCTAAATTGAATTGTGATGTATATGTTTCAGAATTAAAAAGAAAATACAGAAGAGAAGCTGCAACGAATGAAGGTAGAGTAAGAGTTGATGGTGAATCATTTAAATTGACAGAAAAAGGTCTTGATGAGATTATTCAGTTAGATACTGAATATCAGGATTTACAACTTGAATTGATTGAGCTTGAATGTAAGAGAGATAAACTTGATACATTATTCTGGGCAATCAGTTCTAAAGATAAAAAGCTGAATAATATCTTGCCGAAAGTCACCCCTAATGAATTTGTTCAAGAATTGGTAGAAGGTAAAGTAAATACATATATGATAAGAAAACCAAGTTTGTAAATTATGAAAATTAAATTGACTGAAAAGTTCTATATTGAACAATGTCTACATGCTCCATTTTGTTGGGATTTGATAAAAATTACTTACGGTAAGCGTGCAGGTAAAGAAAATGTTGAGGTGAATACTCCAGTTGCATACGGACTCACTCTTGAATTATTAGCTAAGAAAGTAATCGATTATGAGATATTTGAAAGTGAAAAAGAATGGATGGAATTTGAAGAGTACGTTAAGCAATATAAAGAGATTGGTAATGAGATAGTTAACAAATTAAATAAACATATTAAATAATTAAGTATCATGATTGATAGAAGTAAATACAAAAAACAGGTAAGTGTCGAAGATATCGATAGTAATTTGAAGAAAGCTCAAGACACAATGAAAAACCCTATGTTTAGTGGTCAAGGTGGAAGAGCAAGTTTCTTTTCTGTAGCAAAAGAAGGACGTTATGTCCTGAGAGTCTTACCTTCTAAGACAGGTAGACCTTATATTCCGCGTAAGACAGTCAAACTTCCTGTTGAGTGTCCTGTTTACAACAGTAATGGTGAAGACACTGGTAAAAAAGAAGTTAAGATGAAAGATATTTTCACTTCTGATGTCCATAGTGAAAGAATGGGTGGCAAAGATGCTGTTCTTACATATATTGATTATGTGTACGAATTAGCAAGTGAAATCCAGGATGCAGATGAAAGAAAGAAGTTCTTGGCACCAATCAATGGTTATCGTAATAAACAGAAACAATGGGTGTGGGGTATTTCTGCTCAATTGAATTATGTTTGTTATGTGTATGCTGAAAATGAAATTCACAGATTCGATATACGTCCACAGTGGTGGAAAGAATTGAAGAAGATTTCAATTGAAAGATGCGATGATGATGTCCTCAGTATCGATATTTTCTCAGATTATGAGAAAGGTTATCCTTTGATTGTAAACACAAGCCTTAACGATAAGAATAAACTTGAATTCGCACTTTCTTGTGACTTACCTAAAGTTGGCGAAAATTGGGATGAATTCTTCGAAAAGAATATTGTGTCAGATGAAGTACTTGAAGGTCTTGAAGAACTTCCTAAACTTGAAGATATGTATGTAGATGTATTTTCACGCAAGGATTGGAATCTTCAGATTGAAGGTCTTGAAAGAATTGATGAGCAATACAAATTCGGAATTTTCCAGAACGACCAATTCTTGGATGAACTTGAAGAAATTGAAAAACTTGTACCTGAAGACGATGAAGTGAAAGAAGCTGCTCAAATCCCTACAAAGAAGGAACAGTCAGTGAAATCTAAACCAGAATCTACGAGAACTAAGAAAAAAGAAGAATCAACTTCAACATATCCCCCTCTAATCAAGATGAAACTTGAATTGAAGGAATATATCGAAAGAGAGTATGAAGATACAGAAGAATTGCCATCTGACCTTTCAGTTACAGAGCTCCGTAAATGGTATGATTTAATGAAAGAAGGTAAAATGTTGCCTTTTGATGATTATAGAGAAGAACCATCTGACGATGATTATCTTTCTGATGACGAACCTCAAGAAGACGATGAGTCTGCACCTATCGACGAATCTAAGACTACGAAAATTTCTTCAAAGTCAAGTGTCTCTTCGAAACTTCAAGCCTTACGTAACAGAACAAAAAGAAAATGATAAAATAAAGGGAGGGAGAAATCTCTCCCATAATTCGCTTTCGTATGAAGAATTATAAACTTATCAATATAGTTGTAACAATTGTAATATTAAGCTCATTGATTGTTTGTTACAAAAATTACAAGTATCAGAAGAAAGTTGAATCTCTTACAAAAGATATTGAGTTTTATACCGATTCTTTAAACACTTACATTAAATTATATCCTTCTACAGAATTTTCAAAGCTCAAGAAAGAAAATAAGGAACTCTACAACAAATTGAAAGAAAAAGAGTCACTTGTTGAAGCAATTGAATTTGAGTGGAAGTATAAATACGAAGGTCTTGAGCAACAAGTTGATAAGTTGCAAAAGAACGATTCGTTATATCGATTCAATATACAGTCTGATACTGTTGGTTACGATTTGAAAGTCTGGGCTAATCATTTAGCAAAGTATAAACTTGATTTCAATATCTCAAACAAGTTCCTATTGTCACATCAACAAGTAGGAAACGATAATAGGTTTGAAATTACATCTAATCTTCCAGGAAAGATACAAGATGTAACGATTTGGACAAAACCTAAAAAGAAATCTCGTTTTGGTGCAGGTATTTCGATTAGTGCTGGATATGGATTATTCAATAAAGAATTCGATGTGTTTGTGGGATTAAGTGGAACGTATATAATTTGGTAAGATTATGTTTGTACAGATAAATAACAAGAGGATAAAGATTACCTCTATCAGCAGATATAATGACGAGGGATATTCACAGTCAACCAAGAAGTTTAGAGTATCAATAAAGATATCTAATGTCTGGGAAAGCTTCTATTTTGACAAGGAAGTAGAGAAAGATAATGTTTTGAAAAATCTTGACAATACATTAAAGGTGACTGCGTTATAATTCTAAAGATTTTAGTTTATGAAAGCAGATTTTGAAAAAGGAACGAAAGTATGTTCAAAATGTCGAAAAGAACTTCCTTTAGATTCTTTTCGTAAAAACAAAAGTCAATCAGATGGATTTAATTGTTATTGTATTGAATGCAATTTTATATATAATAACAATTATTTTAAAAATAATAGTCAAAAAATTCTTAACAGGTCTATAAATTGGAGAAATTCGAATTTAGAAAGATGTAGAAAAATAGAAGAAAAATATAGAGCAAATCATAAAGAGGATTGTACTCAAAGAATTTTAGCTTGGAAGCAATATCAATATAAAACAAACGCTGAATATAGACTTGTTGAAAATTTAAGAGGAAGATTCTTAAAAGCTATTCGTAACAATCAAAAATCAGGTCATACTCTTGAGTTTCTTGGTTGTACAGTTGAAGAATTAAAGCAACATCTTGAATCTCAATTTGAACCAGGAATGACCTGGGATAATTACGGTAAAAATGGTTGGGAAATTGACCATATCGTTCCTTGCTCCTATTTCGATTTAACAAAAGAGGAGAATCAGCGTATTTGTTTCAATTACAGAAACTTACAGCCTCTATGGGCGAGAGATAATTACAAAAAGTCAGATGAGGTTCCAGATAATGTTAAAGAATTAGTCGAATTTTTAAAACAAGAAATATATGGATAATATTCCGATTACAATTATTTTTACAGATATTCATTTAAAAGAATCTAATTGTCAAGAAATCAAAAACTTGTTGGTAAATCAAGGTATTAAGATTTGTAAAGATAATAAAATAAAACAATGTTTTTGTCTTGGAGATGTGTTCGATTCAAGAATTAGTCAGAAACAAATCATACTTTCTACTTGGGATAATATACTTGATGCTTATGATAAAGCAGGGATAGAATTGATTTGTATTAGAGGAAATCACGATTCATCTGATTATACCAGTTCAGATTCGTTCTTGAAACCATTCAAACATTATCCTAACTTTAGACTTATTGATGATATAGATATTATTAGAATAGGAAAGTTCTTATTCGGTTGTATAGCTTATTACGATGAAGATATTTGGATAGAAAGATTCAATGAACTTGTTGAATGTATTCAAGATGAAAAGAAAGGTGATGACAAACTTGTTTGTCTGGGACATATTGCTATAACGGGAAGTAGAAATCTTGGGCATGTGACTGAGAATAAATTGAATTTAAAGATGTTTAAAAAATTCGATATGACATTTCAAGGTCATTTCCATGATTACCAAGAGGTCAGTGAAACATTCATTCATCTTGGTTCATTGACTCAGAATAACTTTGGTGAAGATGAAAACAAGGGATTCTGGGTCCTTTATGATGATTTGACTTACGACTTGATTCCATCTGAAGGAAAGAAATTCAGAAAAATCACTATTGATTTAAATTCAACAACTCTCAAACAGGTAGATAAGATTGTCAAGATGTTTAAAGATGAAAATCCTGACAATCTTCTGAGAGTCGAATTTAAAGGAAATAAAGATGAACTTTCCTCTCTTGATAAGAAAACTTATCAAGAATTAGGTATAGATGTAAAAACGAAACTTGATGAAGTCGAAATACTTGATATAGAAACATCTGAAGAAGTGAAAGCATTATCATCTAATGATATAGTCAAACGATTCAAGACTTTTTGTAATGAGAATGATTACAATTATAACGAAGGAATAGAAATTTTAGAAAAAGCATTATAATTATGGGAAGATTAGACGATTTATCTGGACGAATAACAAAGCGGTTTGGCAAAGAAGCAATAGTAGGTTCTAATGTAGAAGTAGAAACTGTTTCATCAGGTTCTTTCGCATTAGATTATGTGTTAGGAGGGGGATGGGCATTAGGTCGAATTCATGAGTGTTTCGGAAACGAGAGCAGTGGTAAGACAAGTTGTGCTTTACATCTCTGTGCTTCTGTGCAGAAAAATCTTGGAAAAGCAATTGGTTATGTAGATGTTGAACAATCATTGGATTTAGATTATGTGAAGAAAATAGGTGTAGATTTGAATGAAGATAATTGGATTTTATCTCAACCTAATTCAGCAGAAGAAGCAATGGAAATCATAAGAGAGATGTTGGAGTGTCCTGAGATTGGATTAGTTGTTCTTGATTCAGTTGCAGGTCTTGTACCTCAAGCAACTCTACAAGGTGAATCAGGTGAACAAAAGGTTGCTCTTGTTGCTCGTCTACTATCAACTCAATTAAGTATATTGAAGAATATTTGTAAGAAGAATAACAACATTTTATTCTGTATCAATCAATTGCGGGATAAAGTTGGTGGAGGTTTTGGATTCGGAGGAGCAACTACAATGACTCCAGGAGGTAAAGCACTTAAGTTTTATGCTACACAAAGAGCAGAATTTGCAAGAATTGGTACAGATAAAAATGGTGATGTTGCGGTAGCAAACAAAACTAAGATTAAAATAACGAAGAATAAAATTGCTCCTCCATTTAGAAGTTGTGAAGTGATGTTGCGATTCGGTGTTGGATTTGATATCGTTCAAGAAGTAGTAGAGATAGCCGTTAAAAATGGAATCTGTCAGAAAAAGGGTTCTTGGTTCTATTATGGAGATGATTATCGTTTGGGTCAAGGTATGGATTCTGTTAGAGATGAATTACTTCAAGATGCTGAATTATTCAATGAAATTAGAGAACAAGTAAAACAATCGTTATGCAACCGAGAAGATTAATATTAAGAAATTTTGGTCCTTTTTCTTCGTTAAAATACGATTTCGTCAACGAATCAATAGCTATCATAGGTGAGAATAGGACCCAGGATGACCAACTCTCAAATGGTAGTGGTAAGTCAAGCATTTCTCAAGGTCTATTCTATGGTATATATGGAGTTAATCTAAGAGGTGTTCTCGATAAAAAACTTATCAGAGAAGGTGAAGATTCTGCATATATCTGTGTTCAAATTCATTGTCCTATTCGTAAGCAGATTCTTTCTATTGAAAGAGAAATCAGGACAAAAGGTTCGTCAACTCTCAAATTAGAGTTGATTGATGAAGACGAAATTAAACTTGTTCCAGTGACATGTGCAACTGTCAATGATGGTAACAAGTTTATTGCTAACTGGATTGAAATATCTGCAGAAGATGCTAAGTCTTATTATATTGTAAGTAAAGGAAACTATAAATCATTCTTCAATTCTTCAAATACAGAGAAATTAGCTCTTATAAGTCGTTTTATTAACTTTGCGAGTATTGATAAAACAAAGGATATCATTACTGAAAGATTAGATGAATTAAACGAGGTTAAACGAGGTTATGAGAATGAAAAATCTTCATTTGAAGGAAAACTTTCAGCTTACGAGGAACAACTTAATTTCATTCTTGAAGAGGATTTGGAAAAGAAAAGAAATGATGAAATCTCTGGATTGACTTATCTTATCAACGTTTACGATGACAATATTAAAGAGAAACAGAATTCTATATCGAATTTCGAAAAGTCTAAGATTGCAAAGGAGCGACAAAAAGAAGATATTGCTAAGTTGAGGAAATCTGTCGAAAAAGAATTGGAGGAACTTGAGGATAATTCATTCCAAGATACTTACAAAGAAATCGATGAAGACCTTTCTCTCTATAAAAAACAGAAAGAAGATGAAGAGAGTAAACTTAATAAATCTACTCAAAGAGTCAGGTCAATCAAAAAGACTATTGATTCGATAGAGATGAAACTTGCAGGTGTTATAACTTGTCCTAATTGTCATCATGAGTTTCTTCTAAAGAATGATGAAAGTGTAGATGATTTGAAAACTGAGAAGAAACTTTCTGAAAGTGCATTGAAAGAAGAAACTCAAAAGAAAGGTCTTATTGATAAATCAATCGAAGAACTCGATTCAATAATTGACGAATATCTCTCTCTAAAGAAAGAGACTCAAGCTGAAGAAAAAAAAATTATTGACCAGCAGATAAGTATTCGAAATAAACTTAAGACACTTTCGTCGCAATATTACGAAATTGATGAGAGTATTGTGAAAATTGAAAGTAATATCAATAAACTTAAGGAACAGATTGCAGACAATGAACAATTGAAAGTCCATAAGTTGAAATTGATAGACGAACTCAAGACAACCCCATTGAAGAAAAAGGATACATCACATCTGGAAGAAAATATCAAGAATCTTGAAAACGAAATTGAAAGTAAAGATAAAGAGATACTTCAGGTGAATGATAGGATATTTAAAGTTCAACAATGGACGACTCGATTCAAGGACTTCAAAATGTATCTTGCACTTGAACAATTGAAGAATATTCAATTTTCAGCTAATGATATATTGAAGAGGATGGGTAGTGACTTAAGAATAATGATAGAAGGATTCAAAAAGGGAGCGAATGGTAAGGTGAAAGATGAAATCACTCCTTATGTATTCAGAAATGAAATGGAATCATTCTTCTATTATTCAGGTGGTGAACAAGCTCGTTGTGAAATAGCTTTGATATTGGCATTACAAACGATGATAAATACTACCAAACAATATGGAGGTATGAACTTTTTATTTATCGACGAAGTATTAGAAAGTGCTGATTCGTTAGGTATTGAAAATATCATTTCGTCAATTTCGTTTCTCAAACAACCTATTCTTGTTGTTACTCATGTACCTAAATTAAATGAAGAGATTCGTCAATTGAAAGTTATTAAAGAGAATGGTATAAGTAGATTGGAGGTGTAAAAATGAAATATTATATAGGAATCGACCCTGGAAAATTTGGTTTTGTATCAATAATAGACCAAGATGGGAAATTTGTTTCTGCATTTCCATTGTTGAAGAATAATAAAGTTGTAGACGTCAATGAAATAGTGAATAATCTTTTTGATTTGAGTATCTATGAAGATAATTGTCATATCATTCTTGAAGATGTTCATTCAATTTTTGGCAGCTCAGCAAAATCAAATTTTCATTTTGGTTGGATTGTAGGATTGATAGAAGGTGTAATTTCTTCGTTAGGGATATCGTACACGAAAATAGCACCAAAGACTTGGCAGAAACAGATGCATCAAGGTATTCCTAAGAACGATAATAAAAAGGTAATGAGTTTTATGGCTTGTCATAGAATCTTTCCTACAGTAGATTTACGAAGAACTGAGAAGTGTAAGAACGAAGATGATAATTTTGCAGATTCGTTACTAATGGCAGAATATGGTAGAAGAAATAATTATTAATTATGGCTATATATTGGAAATGTAAAAACAAAGATTGTAAGCAGTTTGGTAAAGAAGTGTTAGCTGCTTCATATAGAATGGGATATAATAAAGAGATGAAACTTGTACCTATCGAAGTGCCATCTTGTCCCGAGTGTGGTGAAGAATATGATTATCGTGAAGTCATTCCTGAGCAGGAAGGAGATATCAATATCAATTACTCATCATTCAATTCCAAGAGTAATGAAGAAAAGGCTTCAGTCTTGAAAAAGAGATATAAAGATGGTATCAAGAACACTATTGACGAGACTATCCGACAGAAGAGAAATCAAGTCACAAAATCATTTTTTAAAGAGGTGTAGTGTTGCAACATAGATAAAAAGTTGGTATCTTTAGGCAAATAAAATAGATATGGAAATAAATAACACTTTTTATGACAATTTGTGGGCGATTGTGTATAATACACAAAAGCAGATTCTGGTGGTTTCGTTTCTTGGTGAAATAAGGGCATATATTGTTGAGAGTTTTTCACCAAAAACTCGAGACGTCTACTTCAATGAAGTTCGTGGAGCACAAGAGATTACTGATTTTGCAGTTCATCTTACATTCCAAGCATCTACTACGAATCCGGTGACTCTTGAGGATAGAATTCAAAGTCGGCCAAAGAAAGACTTTAAATTTGGACATGACGACTATATGTGGATGATTAGTAACAAAGAAAATATATTTTAATTATGGCAAGCGAAAGATTAACAATTAATGAAAAAGATAGGATTGCAAGAAGCATAATCAAGCCTATCGTAGAACAATCAAGAAAAGAATCTGAAAAATTCGGGAAATTTGCCGACGAATATTTCAAGAAAATTCTGCCAAAAGATGTTGTTGAATTTATGGATAAATACCCTAACACGGTAAATATCAGAGAAGAAATTTATTTATCAAGTCTTACAAATGAACGATTTCACCATCTAAAGACATATGTTGAGGTTAATTATTTTGTGTATCAACTTATAACCAATGAAAAATTCAATGAATTGAAAAATTCAACAGAGACGAAAATTTTCGTTCAAAAAATGGTTGAACTGGAAAAGAAAGCGTCCAGTATCATGAATCGGACGAAATGCGCACTCGAAGATATCAATACAACAAAACAGCTTAAAGACAATTTCCCAGAAGCATACAATATTCTTATGGGATTCCCCAAAGAAAATGTAAAGGGGAACAAATGCGACGATATAGAGAAATTGCGTGCAGAACTTTCAAAACTATAAGAATATGGTAAAATCGAATTTAGACCCTAAAGTATTAGAAAAACAGATACGTGACTATAATGCATTGTATCGTTTAGGTGAACCAAAAGTTACTGATACAGAATTTGATGAATTGGTAGAATTGCTACATAATATCAATCCTGATGCTGATTGGTTCAAGAAAGGTATTCAAGATGAAGTGAATGATAGGAAAGAGAGACTCCCTATTCCTATGTATAGTTTAGAGAAGGTTAAAACCTATGATGAGATTTTGAAATGGATTGACTCTTGTAATCTTGAATATTATGATAAACTCATTATAACACCTAAATATGATGGAATATCGTTATGTGTAAATGAGATTGTTGGAGATGCTTGGACAAGAGGTGATGGTGAATATGGTCAAAATTGTAAGGATAAGTTTGAAAAACTTATAAATTCCGAATGGAGGTCTTACGATAAAGTGACTTATTCTTTTGGTGAAGCAATCTTTCCTACAATCAATTTTTTGAAATTGAAAGAGACAACTCAATATAAGTCAGCGAGAAATGCTGTAGCTGGACTTATGAATTCACCTATAGTTTCTGATAATGTAGGATTAATCGCTTACGTTAGATATGGCTGCGATAGGTTTGATTGGGATAAAGAAAAACAACTCGATTTTCTTAACGAGAACAATAAATGGATAAAGACTTTTTATGCAACTGTTTCAGTAGGTAGTCTTATGCAGAATGAAGATTCGTTTACAACTTTGATGAACAATCTTTTTGAGAATCTGACCAGTGGATTCAAATGCGATGGACTTGTAATTGATATTAATGATGCTTCAAAGAGAAATGAACTTGGTCGACTTGCAAATAATAATCCTAAATATGCAATTGCATATAAGAATCCTGATTGGTCAGAGAGAGAAGAAACGGTTGTAAAAAGTGTCGATTGGCAGATTTCTAAAGATGGACGTCTTGCTCCTGTAGTTAATATTGAACCAATAGAGTTGTGTGGAGCTACAGTTTCTCGTTGTACAGCTTATAATGCAAGATATGTCAGAGAGAATCTTATTGATAAAGGGGCAAGAGTAGTGATTGCACGCTCTGGAGATGTGATACCTAAACATTTAAAGACAGTTAAGTCTTTAGGTGATTTTAATCAAATATTACCTTCTATCTGTCCTGTTTGTGGTAAAAAGGTCGATTGGGATAATAATAATGTCGATTTGATTTGTTGCAATAAAGAATGTAGTGGTATAATGCTGGCAAGATGTGTCTATTTCTTTTCAGTATTAGATTTCAAAGAATTCAGGGAGCCAACAATAAAGAAACTATTCAATGCCGGGTACAAAACACCGGACAGTATTCTCTTATTGTCAGAAGAAGACTTAAAAAAAATTGAAGGTATAGGAAATGTAGCAGCAAAAGTACTTTCAAGACAGTTTGAAGAATTGAAAAAGAAAGGCACCAATTTTGCAAAATTATTGACAGCTTATAATAAATTTGGAGGTGTAATAGCCGAAAAGACATGTCAAAAAATTCTTGACGGATTAAAGTTATATACTTGTAAAGATGTAGCTGATTTTGCAAAAGAATGTGATGAAAGTTGGGCGGCTGACATTGAAGACAAAGTTGAAGGTGTCGGATTTAATACAGCTTTAGCATTTGTTTTAGGTATTGAAGATTGGTGGGTGAACGACGATGACTCTGCACATATTCCTATAACTTATTACGGTCTTGAGGAAAAATCTTTTGAAGGACAAATGACGGTTGTATTTACCGGTTTCAGGAATAAAGATTGGGAGAATAAATTGAAAGAGCAAGGTCATAAGATTGGTTCTTCAGTTAGTAAGAAGACTACTTGTTTAGTCGTAAAAGAAAGAGGTAGTGGTTCGACTAAAGAACAAAAGGCTGAATCATTAGGAGTACCTATTTTTACGATGCAAGAATTTAAAGAAAAGTTTTTAAGTTGAGTTTTGAGTGCTTTTAGTTAATATAAATCGATTAAGAGGAATTTTGTTGTGAAACACGATTCCTCTATTTTAGTTTAAAGAAAAATGAGATATTATTATAGAGATAAAGATTGGTTGTGGATAGGTTTTGAATATCGTCCATATTTAGTTGCTGAAATGAAAAAGTTCAAATGTCATTATAATCCAGCAACTAAAGAATGGTATACACAGTTGAATTTAGAGAATTCTTCGAAGTTCAAGGGATTTCTTGAAGATAATGGATTTGTGAATAAAAAGGTGATTCAACCTCGTGACATAGAACTTAAACCTATCCATAAGATGATTGATGAAGAACTTCTTAAAGAGATGGTTGAGTATCTGAACTTTCCAATGATACCAAGACCATATCAGATAGAAGGTATAACATATATGATAAATCATGGTAACTGCATCAATGGCTGTGAGATGGGACTCGGAAAGTCAGCTCAGAGCCTTTTGTGTGTCGAAACTCTTGATTTATTTCCGTGTCTTATCATATGTCCATCTACAGTCAAATCAAGTTGGTTGAAAGAATGGAATAGATGGAATCCTAAAAGAAGTGTTCATATCATAGATTCTAAGGATAGTGAAAACACAGATTGGAAGGCTGATGTGACTGTGATAAATTACGATTATCTCTATAAAAGAGGAAAATCTAAGAACGATATACAATTAAGGTATACAAGGTCACTTTCAAAGAAATGGGGAGCTGTGATATTAGACGAAGTTCATTTGTGTAAAAATCCTAAATCATTACGTTCAAAAGCAGTGATGAAGATAGTTGAAAAAGCCAATAAGGTATATGCTTTAAGTGGTACTGTTATAATGAACCGTCCTCAAGAAATAATCAATATCCTGAAAATAATAGGTAGATTCGATATATTTCCTGACTTGAAGTATTTCCTCTATAGATATTGTAATGCAAGGATGACGAGGTTTGGACTTGATTCTACTGGTGCATCATATACTTCTGAATTGTATGAGATAATAAATCATTATTGCTATTTCAGGAAGAATAAGAATGAAGTATTGACTGAACTTCCTGAAGTGATAGAGCAAGTGATAGATAGTCCAATCACCAATACAAAAGAATATAAAAAGGCAGAAGATGACCTTATCGCCTATCTTGAAGAGTTCGATATTGAGGCAGCAGAAAGAGCTAAAAGAGCAGAACATCTTGTGAGGATTGCTAATTTGAAGAAGTTGTCCTTAAAAGGCAAGTTGAAATTCATAATCCAATTCTTGAAAGATTGGAAAGAGGCTGATGAAGAATTGAAAGTGTTGATTTTTGGAACACTTACAGAACCATTGGAACACTTACATAAAGAATTTAAAAAGGATAGTGAACTTATCATTGGTCAGACATCTACAGAAGAAAAGATGGCGAGAGTCGAGAGATGGAAGAAAAGCAAACAATTCTTGTTTGCAAACATTGCTACATTATCAACTGGAGTAGATGGACTCCAGCAAGTATGTAGCAACATGATATTCATTGAATATCCTAACGGACCTTCTCATCTTGAGCAAGCAATAGCGCGGTTAGATAGAATGGGACAAAAGAATAGTACCAATGTGTATTACATAATGTCACAAGATACTATCGATGTAAGGATAAAGGAAATCTTGGATGAGAAGACGATTATAACCAATGCCGTGAACAAAGGCATTGAGAATGTATCTTCGAGTGAAAACGTGTCTCTTGATATAGCTTTATTGAAGAAATATAAAGCATCTATTGGTCAATAACAGATAAAAAGTTGGTATCTTTAAGTATGGAAAGAAGGAATATAATCATCTTCACAGATGGTAGTTGTTACTGGAAAATTCGTAAGGGTGGCATTGGTGTTTATATCCAATGTGACGGTAAGGAATATTTCATATCAAAAGGATATAGTAACACCACTATAAGTAGATGTGAATTAAGGGCTTTTCTTTCTGCATTAGAAGCTGTAAACAAATCTGAACCATCAAATGTGACTATATGGAGTGATAGTGAATATGTTGTGAATGGTACTAAGAAACTGTTCACTTATATTCAAAACAATTGGGAAGGTTGTGCTAATGTTGATTTATGGAAGAAAGTGGCAGATATAATCTATAAAAGTAAGAAGATGAGAGTAAGGTTGAAGTGGACAAGAGGACATGGAACTGACTTATCTGACCCTATTGTATATGGAAACGCAGTTGCAGATGTTTTGGCTGATTATAAGAATTTTGAATATTATGAACCTGATAAAATTGAAGAATTATGAACAATTACGAAAAAATGATTAAAGTATTGACAATATTTAGTAACACATTCAAAGGCACTAATATTGTAGTAGGTGGAAGTATGGCAATGTATGTACATGGATTTAAAGTTAAGCCACATGATTTGGATATCGAACTTGAAAATCCTGATAAATCAACATTAGCTGCGTTACAGACTATGGATAAGTTGGTGCACGAGCAAGATGATTCTATCAAGCTTTTGTATGAAAAACTTGATGGATATTATCGTATCATGATTTTAGGAGTTTATGTGGATGTATGGGTCGTAGAGAAGATTGATTATAATAGAGTTGTTGAATATGAAGGTTTCAAGTTCGGTGATGTGATAAGTGTACTCAAGAAGAAGATGTTTATGCACCGGGATAAAGATTATAAAGCATTGACCAACTACATAGAACAACTTATTTCAACGCAACCGATAGAGTTATGAACTGGAGTGATAGACAACTTGCCATATTCGATACATATGAACAGACAAGAAAGAATATTGCTATAAGTGCCACAGCAGGAGCAGGTAAGTCGAGTACTATTATTGAATGTTGTAAAAGGACAGCTCCAGGAAAGAAAGTTTTGTTTATGGCATTCAATAAAAGTATCGCTGAAGAACTCAGGTTGAAAGTTCCTGAAAGGATTGAAGTCAACACTTTTCATGCGAAAGGATTGAAAGTATTATTCTATAATTTTTCATTTAAGATGAAATTGAATGAGAATAAGTGCTTCCAGTTAGCAAGAAAAATGTTAGATATTAAAGATATACCTCAGAAACAACAGATGAGATATCTATTTGAACTTCAGGATATATGGAACACGATTAGAATGAACTTATTGGTTGACTACGAAAGAGATATTCCTTATCTATGTATCGAAAAAGACATTGAGTTCCGCGATAGGATGATTCAAGATATTCAAAAGATTGAGTTTGAATGGAGTAAGAGTGCGTTAAAAATCAATGGAAATAAAGAATTCCAGATGGATTTCACTGATATGTTATGGTTACCATACACATTACTCGATAATGAAGATTTCCCTAAATACGACGTTGTGTTTTTAGATGAAGTTCAAGACCAGAATGTATTACAAAGAGAGTTGACTCAACAATTTATCAAGCCAAAATTCGGTAGATTAATTTTCGTGGGCGACGAAAAACAGTGTATTTACCAATTTTCTGGGTCCAGTGTATCGAATTTTAGATTTCTGCAAAATATGCCGAACACAGCAGTGTTGCCGTTAGATATAACATATCGTTGTGCTAAGAAAATTGTAGAAGAAGCTAAGAAGGTATTCTCATTAGGGATTGAAGCTGCACCTAATGCAATTGACGGTATTGTGAGAAATGGTGAATATCAAGAAGCTCAAGTAGGCGACTTTATATTATGTAGGAACAATCTTCCTCTAACTGAAGTGTTCGTTGAACTTCTTAAAGAAGGTAAGAAGGCTACGATTAAAGGGAGAGACTTTGGTAATGCATTATGTGCACTTATTGATAAGATAGACCGGATTGATGACCTCGAAAGGCTTAAAGAAGAAAAACTTGAAAGTCTAAAAGAAAAAGGTTTGTCTCATTCTGCAGCAATTAATAATCCTTCGTATTTAAACCTTGTTGAAAAGTGTTTAATCCTACAGAGATTATATTGTGTATGGCATAACATGGAAAGTCTTGAAAACAATATCAAACGAATTTATACAGACGAAACTGAAGGTATTGTATTAAGTACTATCCATAAGTCAAAAGGACTTGAGGCTGATAGAGTGTTCTTCTTGAACCAGAGTCTTATTCCAAGTATACATGCTATAACTGAAGAAGCGATTTATAGTGAATATTGTCTGAAGTTTGTTGCTATTACAAGAGCACGGAAAGAATTAGTTTATTGTTCAATATGAGAGAAGATAGATTAGACAACATTTATACAGTAGTAGATGCTGTCAATAAATTGACGAAAAATGAAAAATCTGGTATTATCAAGAGAAACGAATTAGTTAGAAAAATCAATAATATGAATAAGTTTCAACCTGGCACTATTAGGTCAGGAATTGACCATTGGTTTCAATCTCTAATCAAAGAAGGTAAGTTAGAAAGAATTGATAAAGGAATCTATAAAATTTTATAATCATGAAGAAAATCAAATTATACATTCAGGTCATAAAACCTGGAAAATCTTTTTCTGCGATTTGTGCAAATAAGATAAAAGAACTTGTACCGTATCTTCCAGATGAGGAAATATTACAGACACATCTTGTAATCGAAAAATTGCAATTACAAAAAGATGAAAAGTATAAACCCAAACCTCTATATCTTTATATAGAAAGAAGTATTTTTAACGAAATAATCGATAAGATACGAGCAAAAGATAGAGATGCATCAACGGACAATATACCATTGATGTTTCAGGTCCCTTCTATCCCTGTTTGTATACTTTTCCCTGCAGATGCAGAAGAAATTCGTTAAAAATCAAATGAATAAAAATGAGTAATGAACGTATAGATAGTCGAGATATAATCTCAGACTATATATTCTACAGTAAGTATTCGAGAGTAAAGCCTGATGGTAAGAAAGAGACATGGCCGGAATCTGTCAGTCGAGTTATGGAAATGCATTATGAGTTTTTCAATGGAAAAATCAAAGATGAAAATAAAGATGCTTTCAATAAAGTATTTCAAGAGGCTTGGTCAGCATATTATAATCAAGAAGTACTTGGCTCTCAAAGGTCTTTACAATATGGTGGTCCTCAATTGTTGAAAAATAATTTTAGGTCTTTTAATTGTTCTGGAAGTTACTGTAATAGAATCGAATTTTTCCAAGAATTGATGGAGCTTTTGTTGTCTGGTTCAGGTGTTGGTTACTCGATTCAAAAAGTACATATTAAACAATTACCTATTGTTAAAGGAATCGATAATTCTAAAAAGGTTAGTACAGTCATAGAAGATTCGATTGAAGGTTGGGCTTTATCTACTGGTCTATTGATTGAATCATATTATAAAGGATTGAGTGATATCGAATTCGATTATTCGCATATTAGACCAGAAGGTGCTTTTGTAAGTGGTGGATTCAAAGCACCTGGGCCAGAACCATTGAAAGTTTGCCATGATAAATTGCGTAAGATTCTAAGTAAGGCAAAGGGCAGGAAGCTAAGACCTTTTGAACTTCATCTTATGTCGTGTATTATTGCTGATGCTGTAATAAGTGGTGGTATAAGAAGGAGTGCAATGATTTCTATTTTTGATATTGATGATGAAGAAATGTTGCAATGTAAGACTGGAGATTGGTTCTTAGCCCATCCGGAATTGTGTAGATGTAATAATTCTGTAGCAATCTACGAAGACACTCCTAAAGAAAAGTACGACAAGATATTTGAATATATCAAACAATATGGAGAACCAGGATTATTATTCATGCCTGACACTGAAGCAGTCATAAATCCTTGTGCAGAAGCATTGTTATATCCAACTTATACAAATCCTGATGGTAGTAAAGAATATGGTTTTAGTTTTTGTAACCTTTGTGAAATTAATGGAAAGAAAGTCAAAACCGAAGAAGACTTCTATAAAGCATGTCGTGCAGCAGCTATATTAGGTACATTTCAAGCAGCTTATACTGAAAATCTACCGTTACTTTCAGAAGCTACACGTAAGATAATGAAGCGTGATGCGTTACTTGGTGTTGGTATCACTGGCATGGCAGATAATCCTAATATTCTTTTTAATGAAAGAATACAAAGAAAAGGTGCAAGAATCGTAAAAGAAGTGAATAAAGAAGTTGCTGCGATTATTGGAATAAATGCTGCAGCAAGAACGACCGTAATCAAACCTTCAGGAAACGCGTCACAATTGCTTGGATGCGGCTCTGGTATTCATGCTTATCATTTTCGTAAGTATATTCGTAATATTCAAGCGAATAACAATGAGCAGGCATTGAAAGAAGTTATTAAATTGAATCCAGATATTGCAAATCCTTCATTTTGGAACAAGAAAGGTGAAACTGTATTATCTTTCCCTATTGAACTCGATGATGAAACAATGGTTCGTACAGATTTCAGTACTCTTGATTTTCTTTATAGAATTTATACTACTGAGAAAGGTTGGATTATGGAAGGTACTAATACAGAGCATCCATCTTCAATAGCTAAACCTAAATATCATCACAATGTAAGTTGTACAGTATCAGTCAAAGAAGATGAGTGGAGTGAAATTGCAGATTGGATATGGGAACACAAAGATGGATTCTGTGGATTGAGTTTCCTACCTGAAACTGGTGACCTCGATTATCCACAAGCTCCTTACACTTCTTATCTTGATGAAAAAGAGCTTGCTGATACATATGGACAAGGTGCAATTCTTTCTTCAGGTCTTATTGTAGATGGATTACAAGTTTTTGGTGATATATGGACAGCTTGTAATGCAGCGACTGGTAAGGCTAATGACTTATTAATCTATACTGACGATTATCTACTTTCATTTATCAAAAAACACATTAAAGATGGTAAACTTCTTGTGACTATAGATGGATTGTGTATCAGTGACGTCAATGCAATTTCTTCTTATTTGCAACACAAAATTGAAATGAGGAATGATTGGGTCCGTAGATTCAAGAAGTTCTCTAAGAATTATTTTGAGGGTGATGATGAAAAATGCTCACGTTGCTTAAAACATGTGAATATATTCCATCAATGGCAGAAGATTAAGAATCAAAAACCTATTGATTGGGAGAATGTCGAATGGGAACAAGAATATAAGAATGTAGGCGAGAATGTAGCGACTGCTTGTGCAGGTGGTGCATGTGAATTGAGATAAATCTATTAAGGCTAATTGTGTACTAAAACGCTGGTCAATGTACAAATTAGCCTTATCTTTATATAAAAGAATGAGATATGGATGAACAGTTAAAATCATTTATCCATCATAAAAATGGTTGGATTGACAGAGTTTCTCCTGAAGTGATAAAGCAAGCTTCAAGGAATAAGAATATCAATGGTGAAAAGATTATGAGACTTTTTCTTGACGGTAAGTGTATCTACAGAGGTCCAGTTCAATTTTGTCAGAAGAAAAAGAAAGATTATTGTTTAGTCTACGGTATTGCAGATAAAGAAGTGATTAAAAGACGTTTTAAAATAACTTATTGATTATGAACAAATTACAGACATCTATCGGAATTCGTTTTGAAGTAGAAGGATTTCATAATTATCCTGATGCATCAAAAAATCATGGTGAGTTAGTGAAGTTCTTGGAACAACCTCACAGACATATCTTTAAATTCAATTGTAAAAAACGGGTTAATCACGATAATCGTGATGAAGAGTTTATATTGCTAAGGAGAAAAGTAAAACAATATATAAACCGAAAATTCCCAGTATTTGAATCAGGTTGCGAATGTTATGATTTTGGTTCTATGTCATGTGAAATGATTGCAAAAAATATCTTGAAGCAATTTGATTTTGACTCAGTTGAGGTCAGTGAAGATGGTGAAAATTACGCTATAGTTGAGAAAATGGAAGTAAAAGATGATTCTACTGAAGAAAAACCCAAAAACTTCAATGAAGCATTTAAAAAGCTAATAATAGAACTCCCTAAGATTGAGTTTATAGTAGGTGAAGCTTTCTCAGGTAAAACCACATATGTGAATAAAGTGAAGCAAAAGAATGATAGTGTTATTGAAGTTGGTGATATAGTTCGTAAATTGACCTATTCTGAAATGAGGACATTCGACTCAGGCCTTAGTGAGGTACTTTGTGAAAGAATATGCTCAAAGATTTTATTTGAATGGAACCTACAATCTATCAATAAGATATATATTGTAGGTTGTAGACAAAAAAGTCTATTCAATAAGATTATAGAGACATTAGTTCAAAATTCTTCTAAAGTTGACTTTACAGTTACTGTATTGTCTGTGAAAGAAGAGACAAGAAGAGAACGTTTTGAGAAAGTATCAAACGAAATAAAGAATGAACAATACTCTTTTGAGGAGATTGAAAAAGGTGATGCTGAAATAGGTCTTAAAGATTTCATTATCTATCTTGTGACAGCACCAGAATTAGAAAATAAGGTAGAAATCAAATTTAATAATTAAAAGTTATGAAAATATTCGTTACACCACCTATGAATCATTTGGAATTGAGTGAATTAGGAGATAATAATTTCTATATACTTGGACAACTTTATAAAAGAAACGAAAAGTATCGCGAATATACAAAGAATGCTATCAAACAAGGTCGATTTACCATACTTGATTCAGGCGTTGGAGATGAAGGTGAAATATTGACTAACAAAGAATTACTCAAATTGACACTTGAAATTCAACCTAATGAAGTAATACCTCTTGATGTTCTTTATAATAAAGAAGAAACGCTGAATAACTTCAATCAATTCCTCGAATGGATGAAGGATGCAAGAAGAAAAGGTTCCCTCTATAAGAGGACTAACATTCTTGCATGTCCACAAGGTGATACTTATGAAGATTGGATGGAATGTTACAAGTATTTCTTGCATAACGATTTTGTTTCTTGTATCGGTATGAGTAAGAAAGCAATTCCTCACATTATGAAGAATCCGGATATCGCAGAAGCAAGGACTTTATTGGTCATGAAACTTGAGGAGCAAGACTTGCTACGTAAACCATTGCATTTTTTAGGACAAGGAAATCCAATAGAATTCAGGTGTTATAATATTAATCATATTGCAATAAGGTCAACTGACAGTTGTTATCCTATCTTGTCAGCGTTGCACGGTGTGGAGATTGAGAAAGAAGGTACATTCAAGAGAATACCTACACCTCCAGATTATTTTGAAAAAGAGGTGAAAGAAGAAGATATTGAATTAATCAAAAAGAATGTCGATTATCTAAGAAGATGTTGCACAAGTACTTTGAAATAACTATCTCTTATTGGGCAGAAGATGAAAATTCTACAAATAGGAGAATGAAAAAGTGTCAGAATGTAATTGCTTGTTCAGCAGTTAATTACACTGATGCAGAAGCAATTGCTACTAAGTGGGGCAATGAGAATATCGATGTTGAGTTCGATATTAGTCCTATTAAAGAAATAAATATTTCTGGCGTCCATTCAGGAAAAGGATTATGGTTCTTATGTAAAGGATTATGGTTTGAGACCGATATGAGAGGTAAAGTGAAAGAAAACAAGATACAATACCTCATTCAATCTGAAAGTTCTACAAAAGCAAGTGAAATGATGAGTAAGATTTTAAATCAGGATTTTCTCAGTGAGACGCGTGTTGTTGACATAAAAGAAACTAAAATTGAAGAGTTTATTACGTGTTAGCCATGTTTGTATATTAGAGTTTTGAAAGGGCTTTGTTGTGAAACAAGGTCCTTTCTTAATATATATTAATTTGATACACAATTTAGACATAAACTTTTGGTATCTCATAGAAAAGTAGTATCTTTAGATATCCAAAAAGAACAATGATTAAATACGAGAAAATATGAAGGCAAAAATCAGTACATTTATTATCGAGTGTCTTAGGACAGATGTAATAGACAATCTCGATGCGTTATTGTGGGAATACGGTAAATTCATGAAAGGAGTTTATGAGATAATCCCTAATTCTAATCTCATAGTATTGACTGTTAATAGTCTCACATCAGGTTTTCAATTGAATTTAAATAAGGTTGAAAGTTATTTAGTAAATTCAGGTAGAGTTATTAAAACATTAACATTGTAATAATTATGGAAAGCGAAGTAAAGACTAAAGTGTGTAAGAAGTGTGGCTGTATGGTCGATGTGACTTCCTCAAAAGGAGAAAATGTTTATGTATATACAGACAATAAAGGTAACAAATCGGCTGAATGCCCTAATTGTATTTGATTATGGAAATAAAGAACGGAATAATAATAGATGGAGTGCTGCATGAATTAGTAGAAACAAAACGTAATGATTGCTTAAAATGTTCGTTACGTAATTTATGTCAAGATGAATTCAATAATGACTGTCTATGCTGGATAAACTTGATTTCGGAATCAGAAATAACGAATGCCGAGTTTAGTTGTCGTGGCAAAGTAACTGTTACACTTTCCCGTGAAGAGCCTAAAAGTGTTGAAGAGATATATCGTAATGGAGTAAAGATAGATAAGGAGGAATAAATGATGCACCAGTGTGACTATTGTTGTTGGTATAACGAAAGATACGGGAATTGCGATTGTCCGTATGTAATGAAGAAGTCGGCTTGTGATAAAGCTAAAAAGGAGAAAGAAAGGAGTGAGAAATGAAATTAAAACATCCATTAGATTGGTATAACGAAAACACACCATCGGAAGATGAAGAATACGAAAGGGGATGTCTATCTATCGCCTTGATAGTAGCAATCATTTTCATTGCATTAACGGTTGTAATTTTATCTTACGAATTATGAAATCAAAACAAGAAATAGGAGGAATAAACAATGAAAGCACATGTAATGAAACTTGAAAACAACTGTGTGATTGTTGACGAGGAATATTTTAATGAGATAAAGAAGAAGGCAGAATCCAACCAGGAAAGGGTAAACGAGATTGTCGAAGAAAAGTTTTTGGAATATGTCAAAGAAAGCGGTATCAAACTTTCCTACGAAGTGAATGGAATACCTTATATATTTCATTATGATTTGTTGAATGAATTGAATTATGAAGAGAGGGGTTATCCGGAATCCGTGTCAGAAAGGGTGAAGCATACTATCGCAGACGATATAACCGAGGCTTTGAATGATAAGCTTAAGGGATTGAAAGACGAGGCTTTGAATTATGCCTTAAGTGAGTTTGACAAACGGAAGTACGGTTTAGAGGCTACTGTAAAAATATGGAAATATTTCGCATTAATCTTTATCATTACGACTATTGTTCTAACAATTAGACTATTTATACAGCTATGACAGAAGAATTTGTAACATTAGAGACAGCGAAGCTACTAAAGGCGGCAGGATTTAAAGAAGATGTTAGTAGCTTTTATGAATTGGTGTATAAAGGAGGTAGTGGTCCTGAGTATGAGATAGATGAAAGCTACGATGCCCAGAATTATAATACAGACGTTTACTCTATCTCTGCTCCAACTCAATCCATTGCCCAAAAGTGGCTGCGTGAAACCAAGAACCTACATATCGAAATATACCGAAGTGCCGTAGGGTATGGCTATGCTATAGCGAAAGCCGATAACGGAACGTGGCAGGAAGATGATGATTCCAGGGGTCCTAATGATGGCGGTCTGTGGGATACCTACGAAGAAGCATTGGAGGCCGGAATTAAGGAAGCGTTAAAACTTATTATATAAATAAAAGAAAAATGGTACAAAAATTACTCGCACACCTCTGTCAAAAGAGAGTGACAAAAATATACAATGATAATAATGATGGTTTCATATGTAATTTCGTACTCACCTATAAAGACGAAAATGAGAATTATCATAACGTAAGTTGCTATAGTGTGAATTTCGAACCAATTGTGATTGGTAAAGAAAATCTTTACTATGTAGAGCTTGATGTACATTCAATACAAAACATAAAGTATAACAATAAGAGAGATTATTTGAACCAAGCAAAGGTATTGAAAATGGAACTTTTAATCAATCCTTGGGAGATTGATATAATGAAAAAAGAAATTGAAAAGTATTATAACAAACAAAATTCGTAAACCTATGTACTACTTATTAGAACAAGAAGATGAAGACCTCACATTCGAACAATTTGTAATGTCTCAAGAAGATAATGAAGAAATCGTTGAAGAGACACAATTAATGAATGATGTTTGGTATTGAATCACAAAACCCATAGCATAGAAAGGATGTTTTATATATCTTTACCGATAATTACAATAAGTAACATAAGAAATGACACAGGTAAGTAGAGAAGATATAATTAAAGAGGCTCCTGACTTTGTTCAGATAGCCTCTAAACATATGCAAGATGCTTATGTGGAATATGAAAGAATCCGTATCAAATTAGACGAATGTCCTGATAGATTTGTCACATATGAAGGTCATAACGGTGTGTTGCATTCAATCGACCTTAAATACGTGAATCTCAAGGGAGTAATGAAAAATCGTGGTGCAAAAGAAGAAGATATCAAAGATGCACTTGAAATTCGTGCAAAAGTCATTGTACCACTACTTGCTCAATACAATAGAGCACGGTCAAAATATATGCATACATTTGACCTTTATAATGATAGAAGTAAGGCACTTGCAAAGTTGACACCGATGCTTCTTGACTTATTTGGTTCTATGTATTCAATAAAGGATGTCAAGAAGACAATCAAGAAGAGAGAAGGATATGATTTAGAAGAAGGAGAGTTGACAAAATTCTATAATGAAAATAAGTCAATAATTGAGAATAGACAAAATAAATACGTAGTAAAGAGTGATAAGTATCGTGTAGCAACAGAAGCGGGACGATTAGAAATCCTTAATGATATACTCACGGACCTACAACTCAAATACGAAGACCATATCGACAGAGGTCAAGAGACGAAAGCATTGATTATATCACGAGAAATAAGAGCAATCCTGGAACAAGCAAGAAAAGAAGTAAAAGGGAATGAACTCAAACTTACAGTTGACGGAAAAATAGATATAAACGCAACAATACATGGAGGAGAGAATATAAGTAGAGTAATGCGTGATATACCTATAAACAGTATAATCATTGGACTTGTAAGTGCCAAGTCAGGAATAAGACCTGAGATAATGATAAACCAACTCGCAAGCTCCTGGTATAAAGACTTCAACGGATTCAATAAGAATATCCTTGGACAAGAGAAGATAATGCTACCTGGAGACCTTATAAAACAATACGATTGGAACGACTTGGAAAAGAAGAATGAACAATTCATAAACGAAATGAAACCTATCGAATACACTGAGGCAGAGATAATTCAAGAGGAAGAAGGAACAAGCAAGAAAGACTTGATAAGACAACGTCTAAGACAGATGAAAACTAACAATACACACTGACTTCGTTGTTCATAATTAGTGAAATTTTCTCGTAATTATAGGCCTTAGGAGTCGCGATGATTGCTAAGGCCTTTCTATTTTTATGGAAATGGAATAAGATGAACAAAATAAGGTGTTTTGTGCAGCGAGATTGACATCTAACCAGTGTATCGACTAATTGCTAATCATAGGATTCTATAAATAAGAATGGAAGGACATGAAGAAAAAGTACACAATTTGGACAACATTTTATGGTCGACTTGTTGTGTGGTCGAAGAATAAGGTGTATCTTTACAATATCAAAAGAAGAGACATGTGTAACAATTTAAAACAAAAAAGATTATGAACGAAGTATTTAGACCATTGAGTGTAGGAGACCAAGTAAAGTTCTTATTGTTCAACGAGGACGAAATAGTAACATTAACATGTACTGGTACATGTGACGAGACAGCGACATTAGGTTTCATTTCGTTTATAGACAAGAGTAACAAAGAGTTCTACATGGACGAATGTGAAGTGCTCTATGCAAAGAATGGCGAAGGTGACGAGATTGGAACAAGGTTCTATGAAGATAGTGAACGAGAGATGCTTTATGAACGTATCATTGACAATATGGACGACTTGTCGTATGAACAATTAAAGAAGGTAATGACGTTCATCAATACGTTATGACAAAGAAGCTCACAATGAAGAGAATCAGGGAGATTATTCGGGAAGAAGAATACTCTCCCACCAAGATACTCCTGTCACTTGAAAAAAGATGATGAATACATCTACCTGAGACCAAGATGGATGTACAGGAATGCAATAGCTGAGGAGCTTGAGGCAGCAGGTATCAAGTTTGAGAAGATAGTTGACAATGGACTTGTGTATAGAATAGAATCTCTAATTGATGTTGAAGTAGACGAGATATATTGAGACTATGAAGAATATATACTACACAAAAGGGAACTTGAAGAAGCCATGGAGAGTGACTTTCTATCATCATGGCAAGACATATAATGTAGGCTACTTTGCTACATATGGAGAAGCACAATCAACACTCAAGAAGGAGAAGGATAAGTTTAATATAAGCTACACGACGAGAGCTGGTCAGACGAAGCTCAAATCAAGTATCCCTACAATACTCAAGATTGTTGATAGTATACTTACTATAAGTGACGAATTGACTACAAGAGACAAGAAGGATATTGAGAGTGCCAAAACATTACTTGAAAGAGTACTTGACAGGTACAAAAGATGAACGAGAAGTAGTATCTTTACACAGTGAGATGAGAAGTACGTTAAACCCTATTATTAATCCATGTTATACATTTGTTATAGTATTGCTCATCTCATATCTATAAACCATAATTAAACAATTAAAAACATGAAAAGAGAAAAAGAATTTGTAGAGCTATTGAAGGGTAATGAATTAGACCTCCTTAGTTGCAAGAAGAAGTATCCTGACGACTGGAGGCTTCGTTGTGCCGAAGTGATTGATGTCATTGATAAACTCAAGATTGATTCAATAGTCAGTACAGAGGTGAAAGATGGTAAACTTGTACGTTACATGATATCATTTCCTACTGAAAAAGACCATGAAGCAACGATGTTCACCTATGATGAATTCACTTCACTCTACCAGAAGTATGATAAGGATGAAGAAGTCACTTATAAGATTTCACATTATGTCACAAAGGATGGTGAGAATCATGGTTATCCTATCACATTCGAAAGTGTGAATATCGATAAAGAAGGTGAGATATGTCTCGTCTGGAAGGACCATAAAGGCAACACTTATCTTGAGAAGTATTGATTGACCTATGACAGAAGAGACGTTAAGTCAACTCATAGAATCAACATATAAACAACTCCCTAATAAATTGATGTTCCAAGAAGGGACAAAATGGTCTGCAATGGTAGAAAGTAATACCTGGAGAAAGAAAGGTGTTGATGAAGAAATCATTGCAGACCATAAGACAATCAATTGTATCTATGAGATGATGGATGGAGATTGGGAGATGGTGACAATAAACGATATACCAATTGAAGAATGTATTGACTAAATATAAAGAAAGATTATGGAAAAAGACCTAAGAAACAACGTGAAGTTTATCCTATTCTGTACAGAGTGCCTACAGGCAGGTGTAGTAATGACACCAAAAGAATATGAAGTGGCATTCATGGCAGGCGAAAAGCTGGAAGGGTTCGACGATAAGAGCTTCGAGAACATGAAGCCGGAACAGTTCGCTCCACGTATGAATGCTATGCTCAATGCAATGTCAAAAAGAAAGCAAATCATTGAAGGATTAACCTTCAACCTACTGACAAAGAAAAGTTTGGGTGAATTGATAGAAAGCAACCTTGTAGAAGAGGTAATGAAGGCAAAACATATAGCCGCAGCAATGGCAGATGAACTGTTGGAACCGGACGAAAAACTGGAAAAGGTTGTGAAGGATGGAAGACGTGTAATCGAACACTTCATAGACCAGTGGAAGAAAGCTCCTATTGAAGAAGAGAAGAAAGAATACGAGCCGGAAAGTGATGCGGAAATTGTAGAATAATATGAAAGAAGATGTATTCCAAACAGCAATCTTCCTAAAGAAGAATATCGATAGATATAGACAAACTCTACAGGAGTTGGAAAAGATGAAAGAAGATGAACGTATTCGTATTGCATCTAACACAATGAATATCTATATAGATAAAGAATTGACCAGAAAAGTAATTGAACTTATACAAGATGAGCTCAATAAAGAAATCATACACAATCAAAAAAGATTTGAAAATCTTTGAAAAGGTTGGTTAATATGAATTAATCTTGTACTTTTACGATTGGAAATTTTCTTTCAAGTTTGACATATTTAAAGGTTAGGAGGAGGAATGAATTCGGTGACGATGAAGTTCCTCCTCCTTTTTAATTTAAAACAATTTATAAAGTTATGTATCCTAATAAAATTAGAATTAGTAATGGTGAAGGACAAGTAAGCATTACTGCAATAAGTAGAGCATTTGAAGTTGGCCAGGTTGCTGAGGATTTTGATTTATCAAAGTACACCTCTGTGGAGCACGATAGTGATAAGAATTTCTTGGTCATTCCATTGACTGCTGGAACTATCAAAGTACACCTCTGTGGAGCACCTTCTATTGAGACTTATACTATTAGTGAGGTGGAAGTGTCTGCTTATATTGGTTCTCCTATGCCTTATCTTATTGATAAAGTATTTGTTACTGGCACTACTGCACAATTTAATATAGGGTTATGATTGGTATTGGTACAAGTCTTTTGTTTGGCAGGAGGGCTGGCAAGGCTGGTCCTCCTATTCCACCCTTCAATAAGGCTATGGTGGACGCATGGTTTATGTCTGGACTATCCAATGTAGACAAGCCTTCCTCTATCCGTGGTATTAAGGGCAATGAGATGCAACTAAAGAACTTTGTCTTTACATCAGAAAGTGGATTTGGAGAAGGGTCTTATGAGGGCGCACTTGTGTTCGATGGAGTGGATGATTACGGTATATGCAATAATCTGCCTATTCTTGACGATTATACAGTGATATGTAAAAGGGAGATAATAAATGAGGAAACCGGTTCTGTAGCAAGTAAAAGAACTTCATCCTCTCAATGGGACGGTGCATTTATTTTTGAAAGAAAGAATCAGTTAACCAACTTCGGACAAAATAACTACCGTACAATTCAACAAAATAATGTATCTTATATGACAACTACTTCTTATAATGGAAATACTATAAGTCGTGGCTCATTACAAGATACAGAATATTTGGTTTTAGGTGCTGATGGTTTTAATATTGATTTGAATAGAGCACATGGATTCTCCAATTGTGCTATCTACTACTTTGCTCTCTATAACAAGTCTTTGACACCCGAGGAAATAGAAATAGAGAAGGAAAGACTTAATGAAGAATGGTTGAAACGTAAAACTGAATAATATGAAATGGTTAGCTATACCTATAGAAGAACTGAAACAGTTCGATAAGGACTGGAAGACAAGGAGAACGAACAATGACGGCACGAAAGCGCTGTTACATGAAGAAATCTACAATTTACTTGTTCCCCCGGTTATGACGATTTCGGAAAGTGAAGAAGTTGTGGAAGACGTCGTTTATCCTTATCCTTTGATGGATGAGAATGAAATTATGAATAGTAATGAATGGACTAAAGATGAAGAATTATGAAAAGAGATGAATTAATCAAGAAACTAAAACAATACTTCAAAATTGAAGAACTTGTTTGTCCGCATGTATACAATAAATACAGAGAGGAACAGATGTGGAGTTTCTTCTCTATGGCAGCACTTGAGACATTGTTGGTGCTACGTGAATATATTATCCAGAAGCCTTTTATCATCAACAATTGGAAGAGTGGTGGTAGTTATTCACAACGTGGCCTTAGATGTAACATTTGTGCAATTCCTAAAGAAAAAACTAATCTTGAAAAGGTCTATATTTCCGGACACTGCACAGGCGAGGCATATGATATCACTGTACAAGGCATGAGTGCTGAAAAGGCACGTCAGCTCATTATAAAGAATCAGGATAACCTTCCTTATCCTATAAGACTCGAGGATGGAGTGAGTTGGTTACATGTTGATACTTACGATATGGGTAATGGTAAGAAGATAACTCTTTTCAGGGTATAAATTGAACTTTTGTTTGCCAAGTTAGAATGCTCGTTATTTCTTGTTTAATTACAAGTTTGACGAGCATTCTTTATATTCTTATATCTCATATATTAAAATATGTTTAGACCTGTGGTCGAACTTTAAAGAATCTTAATTTCGACCACTTTATTGGTGAATGTGTTGCTACACGTGTCACAAAGGTGTATCTTTAGGTATCCAAAAAGGAGATAATAAGTCGAACGATTAAAGATAAAGACAATGAAAAAGTTTAACGCAAGATTAGGACGTATGGTAACTTATAACTTTTACCCAGTAAAAAAATTCGTTATCGAGAAAATCAATCCCAATGGAACACTTGATTTGGCAATAGGTACTTGGAAAATATTACACGTTAAAGTTGAAGATGTTTGTAGAAAAGTAAATAAGTAATAACAATTAAAACATATAAGATATGAAAGCAACAGAATTTAAGAAAGGTCAATCAGTAGTCGTAACTACTAAAAATGGTAAGGTAGAAGGTACTATTTCAAGTGTTGATATGAATGTTTGCACTTTTGAAGCTGACTATTCAGTAGATTATTTAAAAGATGGTAAAACCTGGACTATGATTGGTGTACCTGCAAGAGCGATTGAATTAGCATAAGTTTAACCAACAAGGCGAACAAATTACCAGAAAAAGTTGTCAGGTACATAAACTTTTGGTATCTTTAGGCATTCAAAAAAGAGTAACAATTTAAAAACGAGAAAATATGAAAACAACAGTTGTGACAGTCGAGCAATTGAGAAAAAGAGCAAGTGAACTTGGTATCAAGAATATCAAGAAGTATAAGAAAGACGAACTTATCGCTCTTATCGAAGAGGCAGAAAAAGAGGTAGGACTTGAAGGCCAGACTCCTGAACAAAAGCAAGCGCTCAACGACTTCATCAAAACCTACAATGGTACTACTAAATGTAACAACGAACAAATCATAATCACTTTCGACGAAGCACATTTTGATGATGCAAAGAAGAATTATAAAGCCAAATCCTATGGCCTTACAATATTGAAAGCTGATGATACTCTTCGTACAATTTCTTTCACTATAAGTAAGAAGAGAAAATCTTCTACCAAAAGAGCAAGTTATCGTCAAGAAAAGCCTCGTGGTAAGCAATCGTTGGAAATCTATAACATGATACTGGAACATCCTAATTGGTCACATTACAAAATCCGTACAATCATGAATTGTACCTATACGAATGTACGTCGTGTATGGTTGCTCTATGTAAAGGATAAATTTGAAGATAAAAGAGTTATCAAACCAACAAAGAAAAACAAGTAATTTGTTGTCCAATTGACGATAAATGTGTACCTTTACAATGTCAAACAAATAAAGATATAAGGTTATGAAAGCAGAATTTTACAAGGTGAGAGGTACGGAAATGGAAGAGATGATGAAGAGAGGTAATAACAACGAAATCTCCTCTATGATTTCCAAGAAACAACAAGCACTTGCCGAGGCACTTGAAAATGTGGAGTTCTATAAGTCTATCGGGAATATGGAGTTTGCAGAGAATGAGCAGAACCGCGCTAAACTCCTTCAAAGACAAATCGAAATGTTGAACAAATAAAAATTAAAGAAATATGAAACTTTTGGAAATACACAAAAACGGAATTAACGCCAATAACAAAACAGTAAGTTACTACGGTTTGGATTATGAGAAAAAGAAAGTGCTGTTTGAAGTAAAGACACTGGAAGAAGCCATTGAGAAGGGGTCTTGTCTTGGCTATAAAAACGGTGAAATAGTAATAATGTTCTAAATTTAATCCGGTAGCCTTCGGGCTACCACAATATACACAGTTATGAAAGCAATCGTAGAAAACCCGTTAAATGTTAATCATTCACCAGTAGCAATTTCTCTTTATGTCAATATGCTTAACAAAAATAGTTCAATGTAATGACGAAAAAGAACTGAGAGAAGCAATGAAGTTTATTTCTATGGATTATCCGGTTACGTTCAATTCTCTTTTTGATTACGGTTTCGGAAGAGATTATATGTGGGTCAGAGAGAGGGAAAACTGTAAACCTCTTCTCCTTGTCGAATTCTAAAAACTTATATATCATGAAAAAGCAGCTTATAAATTTCTTTAATGGACGTTTCGGCAAGAAAGTATTAAAGACAAAGTATCGTGAATGGTGGGTACGTTTCTGGTATGGAATGGGTGCAATAATCTGCACCTTCCTATTCTTCGGAATGATACAGTTCTTGTCTTGGATTTCTGATTTGATTAATTATGTCTTTTAATAAAAATATTTTACAATTATGAAAACATTTAAAAGAAAGAATGTCACTGTTGAATGTGACTATGCTAAGGAAGGTGAATCATTTACATCTATAATAGTGACGATAAAGACCTTTGATAGTGGTACTATTATTGCAGAGAAAAGACTTGTTGATTCATCTTTCTCTAAGGAAAGAGTCGATAAGATAGCTAACGAATTACTTGACCATTATGTTACTGAATAAATTATGACAGAATTGTATATTATAATCGTATTACTTGCAGTACTCGTACTTCTATTCCTTATCTGGTTTCGATATGATACACGTCACAAAGATGAAATGCAGAGGTCTATTGATTCTATAGCTATTGACTTGATGTTGATGGGTAAACGGGATTGGAACAGATATATCAATTCTATGATAAGTCATAAATTGAGACTCATTGAAGAAGAGAAGTATGAAGAAATTGAGAATATCAATAGAATGATAGATAAAGAAATTCGTGACTTTAAAGAATATTACGATGAATAAAATTCATTTTACCTACAAGAATGGCAATTGTCCTTATATTGATTGGCTTTGTGAGTCGAATAAATTGATACTCTTGTCTGATACAGAAATGTATAATCCTGAAACAGTTTCTCTTATTGAAGACATGCTTCAGATACCTGCACAAGACATTCTCATACTTCAAGCTAATAAGAATATCACTCTATTTGGATTAAGAAAGATTATGGATGTACTTGGTGAGATTTCTTTCGAGAACAAAAGAAAGACCAATGAATTGTGTACTGTTTACTTCTTTGAGAATAAGAATGTCCTTTATTGCGTTCCTCATGTAATTATACCTTGGTGGGAGCTTTGTGAGACGATGAGTGAAATAAAGATATCTCTACCGTACTTCAAACCTTCTGTGCAATAGCTTGAAATGTATGTTAATTCTTGTTTAATTCGAGTTTTGACATGCATTGAATAGAATGATATTATTAACAATTTAAAACTTTTAGATTATGGATGCATTAGTTTTTATTTTTGGTTTAATATGTGCATTGATTTATTTCTATCTTTGCACAGAAGTAGGAGAAACAGCAAGTAGACTTAAGAGGAGTAGTATCTTCTGGTTCTTTATGTCATTTATTATAACACCTTTCTTTGCTGCTATAATGGTACATTGTTTAGGTGAGAATAATTGAATACCAAGACACTCTAAGATTTATATTTAAGAAAGAACTTGTAATTTTACAATCGAATTGAGTATACATTACAATTTATCCGTTTTAATTACATTATTCATGAAAAGAAGGCGTTGTGAAACGCCTTTTCTTTTTTAATAATACTTGAAGAAAGAAAGGAACTCATAATTTACTATCCCATCCTCCACAGCATTAGCTTCTTGTTCAAATACAATCTTACGATAAGATTCATGACCAATCTCTTGGAAACCTTTGAGCCATTTCTTGAACCCGAATTTTGTGATAGGAGGAGTCTTTACTACTCCAATGATGAATCTTATCACATATTCAATACAGTACCAGATGTAGAATGTGAATGGAATGAGTAGCAATAACCAGAGTGTATCAAATACCAATGAGAATGCAAGCCAGATGAAGACTCCTAAGAACATACAACATTTCCATTGGAAGGAGTGAGTTTCTTCGTGCTTGATGAACTTTTCTGAATAATATTCAAGACCTTTCTTACATAAGAGCCAGAGCATGATAAGGATTGCTTTGAAGTTAGGCAATAACAATCGAGCCAATTTTGAATTGTAAATAATTTTCATACACAACTTTTTATTTAGATTAAACAAACTGTCTAAAGATACAAACTTTTTCTTTGGTCGTACACTGAGAATTTCTTATATTTTAGCAGTGCTGAGAATCAACAAGTTATCTGTTCAGTAATTGCATAATCATATAACCAGGAGGTTATAAGCATCTTCTTCTATATATAGAAATAGAGAAAGATAATTATAACCGGCAGGTTATGTGATTATAAAGAGGCTGAGGTGATAACTTGTTGATAATGAGAAGATAACAACATTAAGGGAATCTAATTGTTTACAAGTAGAGCGATAAGACGTATCTTCGCAGTATGAAAACCCAAATCTGTGAAGATATTGTTTGGTTGTTTCATATAACTTTTTGATTTGTTTTTGGATGAAATTATAAGAGTACAGCGGTACTCTTATTTTTTTGATATATGTTTGATATTAGAAAATTTCTTTCTACTTTTACAGCATCCAAAAAACGAATTAAAATAAATTTTATTATGACACAATTAAATGATATATTTATAAAAGCTGGATTTGGGATTAGAAAATCCCACAAGAAATCGATAGTATATAATATCATATACGCTTTACTCAAAGCTGAAGGTAGAACATCCGCTGCAAAACAGCTCAGTGAAAGAACTGGAGATACTGGTAAAACCCTATTTAAAAGTGAAGGTAGACTCAAGAAATGGATTATGAATGAAACTAATCTTGGTATAACTGCAATTCATAATAATATGTTGAGTCTTAAGATGAAAGGTATTTACACCTTCAATAAAGAGACTGGTGAAGTGCATGTAGAAATAATCCCAGAGGATTTACTGCAATACTGTACAATCATCCCTAATTACATGAAGAAAGATTTCATTAAAGATAATAAGAAATATACTTGGACTGCTAATTGCCAATTGGTGTTTGATTACTTGAATAGATTTAGAAATTGTTTAGAAGCTGGAGTTGAAAATAATTCATTTACAAGAGATTATAGAGAAATAAGAGAGATAAGAAGAAAAGTTATTGAGAATGAAATAACTAAAGAAGAAGCTGAAACTAAGATTGAAAAGATTTTATCAAGGACGAAGTTATGTTACGATTCAATTAATCCTATTGCACAATTATACCTAAGGTCAAGGACTATAGCTAAGAACATTGGACTTACAATTGATGAAGTGAGAAAAGTATTGAGACAATTCAGAGTATTTTTTGGCAGCAAAGCTTGGAGAAGACCTACAGAAACAGAAGTATTGACGCGCGTTGATTATTGTTCAAAGAGTTATACGATAGATATCCCTAAAAGAAGTATGTTACGTGAAATGATTGAGAAGTTTGAGAAGAAATGTGATAAAGTGATATCGAGAATGATTGAATTACACCATTCATATGTTTATATTTGACAATTGATTAATTTGACGGGATAAGTTGTAGAGGTCAATTAAAATTGTTATTTTTACGCATTAAAACAATATTCCGTTTAAATTAATACAAATTACAATATGAATAATCCTAAAGAATTTACGCAAGATGAATTCAATAGATTTGTTGAGAAAAACAATCTTGAAGTGTTTACTAAGGCGCAAGTAGATGCATTTTCAAAGGATGTTATCGAAAAATCAAAGAATAAAGAAATTGATGAATTTGAGATAGCTTGTTGTACTGCTGATTATATGTCTTTGAAGCCTGTATTTGTACGTAGCAATGATTTAATGAAGAGTTTGATGTTCTACAGAGAAGCGCAGAGAGAACCGGTTGAAATTCCTGATGGTATCTTCAAGTCTATAGATGATAGAATGTGTTTTTGCTACAAAGAGACTCCTTTGAATATCTTAAAAGGGATTGCAGGTATCAATTGTGCAGATGATGTTGCAATTGAGAAAGCAAAAGCTCTTCCGCTTGGAACAGAAAAGATGTATGGTGGTAAGATGTATGTCAAGACCGAGAAAGGTTGGAGACTTAAAAAGAAAGGAACAACAGGTACTGGCAAAGAATCCGAAACTAAAGAATCTAAGAAAGAAGATGAAAACGGTGAATCCAAGAGAACTAAAGAGATTCGAAAAGAATTGATTAAAGAGTATCTTGAAAATCCAGAAGTGATGAATGATGAGTTGTCAGATGCTGATATCAGTCTTCAATATAGAAAACAGATACTTAAGAAGATTCTTGACAGTTCAAAAGGTCTCACTGTTTCTAAATTGAAACCAGGTGATATTGTTTATGCAAATAGTAATCCGAGAAGTTCAAGACTTACCTATAAAGGAGAAGAAAACGGTAAACATATATTTGAAACTCAAGATGGTAAAGTAGAAAAGACTCGTTCAAAAACAAGATTATTCTTTAAGAAAGATGAGTTAGTAGATGAATCTGCACTTGTAAAAGAAATCATTTCAAAGATGTACGACCATGTGACCAAAAACAGAGATAAGAAATTTGGTAACAAAAACTAATACATAAAATGAAACATATAAGTAAATTCAAGAATTACATCTATAGCTTCTATTTTCCGGTACTTTTAAGTATTCCTATATCGTTTTCGAATACAGCATCATTTATTGAGCAATATATGTTCCGTGATTGGGAATTCCTAAAATATCTAATGATATTAGTTGTAGTTGATACATTAGTAAGTTGGGTCTTTCATTTGAAGAATAAAGATTTTTCAAGTAAAGGGTTCGGAATGATTGCAATGAAGCTAATTATTTATAGCGCTCTGTTGATTGTTTCGCATGTATTAGGTAACTTTACGGTTGAAGGAGGAAGTATAGAATCATATACTTGGTTTAAATCGGTTGTATGTAATGCGTTGATTATACGCGAATCAATTTCAATTGTAGAAAATGCTTCTAAATTATATCCAAATTTAGTTCCAAGTCGAATCAAGAAGTACTTGGCTGATTTCGATGAAAACGGTTCTCCTAAAAATAAGAAAGATGGCAAGTGATTATTTACCTGGAGTTTATACTCGAATAGGAACTGAAGAAAACCCAGGAACATTTCGAGGAGGTAGTGGAAGCGGAATTTCTAATTCAATGCCACCTATTACTGTAAAACCTTGGGTTTTGAAGAATGATAAGTGGAATATGCGCGGATATTGGATTTCTGGTGGTATATTCAATATTCCTCCTGTATGGCTTATGAACAATGGCATTTGGAATAATTCGAATGTTTGGTTGAGTGACGGTATATGGAGAATGAATAAGACTTTATTCTCAGATAACGATATTTGGAATAATGAATTCGTTTGGACAAAAGATTTAATTTGGAAATTATGAATAAGATAGATTTTTATCAAATAACAGACGGTCAGACCGGTGCACAAGTAGCTTCAGGTTTAGATGATAATTTTAATGCCATTGAAGCAGCATTAAATGAAGTTGAAGCAGGAGCACAATTGAAAAACCCTATTCAAATGGACCCTAATAGTGGCATTATTAATAGTGAAGAAGATTATAATACGATTCTCCCCGAATCTTATCTGACGGAATATCCGTGGCAGGCTGAATATGCAGATGGTCTTCCTTGGTTGTGGATGAACTTCAAAGCAAAGGTATCGGAAGGTACTCAGATTTGCATTAAGCATAATAACAAGTTCTGCGAGTTCACCAACATTCCAGAAACTATCGGTACCGCATCTGTCGATAAGAAGATTCTGACAATGAAGGAGAAGAACGAATATCTGGGTTTCGAGTGCCAGAAGGATTTGGGTGTTCAGAAAGCAGATTTGACTGGTATTTATCAGGTTTATGTACTTGATAAAAATGGTGCTGTAACACAAGAAATAGTTTTTGAATGTAAGTAATTAACAATTAAAAATAGAAAAGATTATGAGACTATATAGATTTATCGATACAGATAAGAAAATTGATACAGTAGTTGTAACTGATGGTAGTTGCGACCAAAAAAGAGTATTTATCACAGAAATTAGAGGAATTGTTGCTCCTGGTGATGTAAGTGTGACAGAAGATGAAGTAAGTGGAAGTGATGCTCTATTGAAACTTGGATTTCCTTGGAAAGTAGGTGAATCTGTAATGCACGAAGAACTCGTTGCCTTTGCTGAAAATAAAGCACTTACTCTCGAATTGAATCCTCAGGGATTAAATGAGGTCGTTGCAGTGACAGCAGAATGGAATGATGAAAATGCGTGTGTAATTACAATCAAAACAACTGTTCCTGCTCCTAAGGATGTGGATATTTACTTCCCTAATGATGTAAATCTGAATGAGAGTGTCGGAAGATTTGGTGTAATTCGCGGTGATAGAAAAACACTTACTGCAAAGATAATGTCAGGCAAGCCGATGGAATTTACACTTGAAGACCTTGGTTTAGATGCAAAGGAAGACTTGAACGTGGTTATAATAGCTAACGATAATACATGGCGTAAGGAATTGACAGCAGAAAACGCATAAGGATTATGTTACGATTATTATTTACAACAGAAGATAATTCCAAACAACTGACTGTCATAACTGATGGTTTAGACAGTCAGTTGAATGTTTTTGTAACTGAAAACGTTGTTGGAGCAATTGAATATTATAAGTCTATCGGTATTGTAATTGAAGCTGGTCATACTTATAATATAGGACAGTTCAAGGAATGGGCGTTTAAGGCGCTTGTTAAGCTTATCTCATATCCGGAAGGATTCGGAGAAGAAGGCGCGGTATTGTCGGACGTGCAGGAAGTTGTGGAATACGTATTGGAGACTAAAGAACCTACACTCAATTTCCCTGCAAAGGGAGGTGATGATATGTGCGTGGTGACGTCTTCTAAGCAGACTTTTAAGAACGGGAAACCAGTAGGACATCCGGAAGGTGTACCAGTGGAATTCTCAATATCTGGGGCAGGATTCAAGGTTGACGGTGGAGGACAAGTAACGGTTGACGAGAACCCCAACAACACGACAAGAAAAGCGGTAGTGACGGTTAAACAGAATGAAAGCGGAAAGACATTGCAGATTACATGCAACCAGGCTGCATCTACTGTAACCTACGAATATGCGCTTACAGTAGACCCGACAGCGGTAACGTTCGACGGTGCAGGAGGTGAAAAGCTTGTCACTGTTACCTCTACAAGAACAAAAGTTCTGAATGGAGTAAAACAGCAGCCAGAAACATATCCTACTGATATAGAACTGGCAGGCGTAGGGTTCGATTATGAGGAAAGCGGAAATAACTACAATTTGAAAGCTTCTGAGAATACCGGAAGCTCACAGAGAACAGGAAAAGCGACTATTTCGCAGGATGGTGGAAAGACTGCGGAAGTGACACTTACACAGAATGCAGCTATAGTGACATATGATTATGCGTTGTCTGCCAATTCACAGACCATACAGTTTGTAGCGCTTGGAGAAACGAAGAGTTTACAAATTGTTTCAACAAGACAGAAAAAAGTCAACGGCAAGCCTTCCGGTGGTGTCGAGAAGGTAGATACGACTGCACAGATTACCGGAACTGGATTCAGCCAGACTTCATCTGAAACATCTAATGGAGAGAATTATAGTATAGTGGCGGCTGAAAATAAGGCAGAAACAGATAATAACGGTTCTATTACTATTACACAGACTGAAAGCAACAAGACGGTAAATGTTACGTTAACACAGCTTGCAGCGACAGTTACCTATGAATATACATGTACTGTAGACCCAACCACACTTTCTTTTGCGGCAGCAGGAGAGACTAAAATATTCGGAGTAACAGCTACTAAACAGAAGAAGGTTAATGGAAGTAATAGCGGCATTCCTTCTGCGGTAACTTATACTACGACAGTCCAGGGTGAAGGATTTACAAAAGGGTCTTCGGAATATTCAGTAGTGGCAGCAGCAAATACTGGAGCACAGAGAACTGGAACAGCAGTGGTTACTACAACAGAAGGAAATAAGACAGCGACTGTTACTTTAACGCAATTAGCTGGAGCTTAAAATTATCTGACGATGGGAAAAAGAAATAAACGAAATTCTCAAATTAAGTCAAAGCCAGACTTTTTATCGAGTCTGGCTGGACTTTCTTTAGAAGAACTTGATTCGATACAAAAAGCAGCCCCTATGGCATTCCAAAGTAAACTTCAATCAGCTTTGAGTTCTAATGATACGGAAGAGTTGTTGAAAGCTAATTTGTATTTAGGCGAAATCAATAAGACGAATCCTCATATACAATCTGTTTTCTTTGACCCTAATGATTTAGCGGGGAATGGTAAAGGATTCAAAGATTCAAAGGGAGTTCTATCATTTTCTACTCTTCGGAGAATGGGAGATATTTATATCATTCGTGCAATAGTTAATACACGTATTGAGCAAGTTCAAAATTTTCTGCATTTTTCTGAAGATGAACAAAAAGAAGGATATACTATCCGAAGAAAGAAAAGTCTCTTCAAAGAAGAGAAAGAAGATGAACTTTCTAACGAAGATAAAAGAAAGATAGAGAATATTGTGAAATTCCTTGAGAACGGAGGATGGAATGAGAAGTGGGATAATCTGGATAGTTTTCAAGAATTCGTTCGTAAGATAACATTCGATAGTCTTACATTGGACCAACTGGCATTTGAAGTTGTCAGGAGTCGTGATTGGGAATTGAAAAAATTCAGAGCTATTGATGCATCACTTATTCGATTTCTTGATACTGTTGACCCAAGACAAAGAGAAGCTTTTGAAGGATATAGGTTCAAAGGTTATTTACCAAGATATTGTATGGTATGGGATGATATGATTATTCGTAATCCTATGACAAAAGAACCAATTTTATATTATCCATGGGAGCTTGGATTTGGTATTAGAAACAAAACTTCTAATATTCGTAAGAATGGATATGGTACAAGTGAACTTGAAACTCTTGTAGAGATTATTACATGGATATTATGGGGAATGAGTTATAATGGATTATTTTTCAAACAAGGTTCTCAACCAAAAGGTTTTATTAATGTAAAGAATGCGAATATTTCACCATCAACATTGAATGAATTTCGTCAGGCATGGATGCAGACGATGAGGGGAGTTGAGAATTCTCATAGGGTACCGGTTATCAATGGTATCGATTTGGAATGGATTGACCTCCAGAAAGGAAACCGTGATATGGAATTCAATGATTGGTTGAAATTCTTGGTTATAATGAGTTGTTCTGTCTATAGAATAGACCCTACGGAATTAGGATTCCAATTCAAAGACCAAGCTCAAATCTTTGGACAAGATGGTCAAAAAGCCAGATTGCAACATAGTAGAGAGAAAGGTTTGAAACCTATTCTTATATTCCTGGAGAATGTGATTACGAAATATATCGTAAGTGAGCTTGATGAAGATTTCGAATTTTCATTTACTGGTATTGAGGTTGAAGATGAAGAAGCTCAAGTAAAACTTGATGCTGAGAAACTTGAAAAAGGTATGGTTGCAATGCAAGATATATTCCAGAAGTATTCAGGAAGACCACTTGACCCAGAAAACGATATCATTATCAATCAAGTTTATCAGACTGCAAAGCAAGCTGAACAACAGCAGCAGATGTATGGAGCGTCTGTTCCTGGAGAATCAGAAGAAGCAGGAGTTCCAAATGATGAAGAATCATTCAGTGAAAACCCGTTTGATAAGTATAAATCATTTGACAATAATCCTATACTTGCAGAAGCGATAAATTATTATAAAACTAATTTATACAAGTAATGCCGCCGATTAAAAAAGTTGATGGAGTTGATATCAAACAGATGGCTAAAAAGTCGAATGTTATATATCATACAAAGGACCCTATTCGTTATCCGAAAGTCCAATGTGGATATGAAGGATTGGCACAAGTTATGTTTTCAACTCAGGTCAATAATATGATGATAGATTTGACCAAGGAAATGACTAAAATTGCAAAACAATGATTTTCACTCCTGATGAAATACAGAGGTTATTCGATATTATAGATTATCGACTTGCAAGAATTGTTGCAGATGTTCTTGGTGAGAGTAAATTATCTTCTGAAGACAAGGAGTTATTAAAAAGGTATGGTTATAAATGGAAGGATGAATTGAAGAAATTGCCTCCATATTATCAATCATACCTTTTTGGTAGATTATCAGGACAATTGACTCCAAGTCAATTAAGGACATTGGATTATACTGACCTTTTGTCTTACATAGACAAGAAGCAGTATAAGGCATTGACAGCTTCAGAAAAAGCAATGTACGATGCTGCAGCGACCCGAACTTACTCCTATATAAAGACAATGGGGAAAAGAATGCGGGATATTCTTTCAAATTCTATATCTGAAGAGGAGGTTAAGTTAATAGCAGAAATTCAAAGACAACTTGAATTAACCACCATTAAGAAGGAAATAATTGAAGGAACTTTGAAAAAGAAATCAATCCAATCTATTATCAGTAGTATAGGACATTCGTTGGACGATTGGAATAGAGATTGGGGCAGAATAGTCGAGACTGAAATGCAATACGTCTATCAAATAGGTGTAGCACAACAGATAATGAATGAACATGGTGCAGAAGCATTGGTATATAAACAAGTGTACCCTGGTGCGTGTAAATATTGTCAACAACTCTATACAACTGGAGGTGTAGGTACGAAGCCAAGAATATTCAAGTTGATTGACCTAATAGCGAATGGTGACAATATAGGTTTAAAGTCAAAAGATTGGAAACCAACTCTTGGACCAATTCACCCATTTTGTAGGTGTAATATGCGTTATATCCCGAAATCATATGTTTGGAATGACGAAACACAATCATTTGAACCAGTCAAACATTTTGATAGAAAAGTTGAGAGAAGAAGTAAAGTTAAAATAACAGTCGGCAATAAAGAGTTTATAGTATGATAGGATACAAAGGAGATGTGTTAGTACAAGTCTTGAGAAAGAAGGTTGAAACTTACGAAGATAGTAGACTTAAAGAAGAGAGGTTTGAAGATGAATTCATCAAAATCAGTGACCTTAATAAGAATGGAATTGATTTTGTTAAGATGCTTCATATTCCTACCTTTAGTTTTAGATATATGCCAGCAAGAATCAATATAGGAGATTATAATGGTAAGATATTTACTTTAATCTTTGAAAGTGAAGCTGGAGAGATTTCAATTTGTGAAGGTCAAAAATTATTTATTGGTAAATATTCTCAAAAATGTTGTTTACCTATTTTAGATGAAAAACTTTTAAGTGAGATGACTGAAGGTGAGTGTTTGAATAGAATATCAGGTTCATCTTTAAGGTCAGATAGTGAGGAACGAAAATTATCGATTGAAGAGTATGTAAAAAGTTTTGAAGATACATCTAAAAGTCATTTTGGTGTAAGAAAACTTATTGTTAAAGATATTAAAGAAACTACATACAAAGGAACTCTTTATAATCTGATAGCACCTATAGAATATGTTATCCAAGATTTTGGTGGAGTATTAAAAACAATAATACATGAATAAATATGAAAGGTGGTTTTAATTCAAGTTTCGTCGAAGTGAAGACATTCGAAGGACCTAAGTTTATCAAAGATTTGAAAATTGGTGATTTGATTGTGAACAAAAATGGATTTGCAAAATTAGAAGCTCTTTATAAAAGAGCTGCGCGTTTTAATGAATCTGTCTATAACGTATATTGTCATGCTGATGAAGAAGTAGTTTTAGATAGAATATCAGGAGAACAGTTACTTTATGTTATAGATTCAAACAAAAAGACTTGTTCACTTACAAAAATCTCTAAATTAAAACCAGGAATGATACTTGAGGGTAGAAAGAATAGTTATATAGTTGACCGTATTGAGAAACTTGAAACTGTGAACAGATTCTTTTATAATGTCTATATAGGTGAACGTGATTTTTATTACGTTGAAGATATTCGTATCAAGAGTGATATTTCATAAATAGAATTCGTATATTTAGGACAAAAATTATAAAGCTATGAATATAAAGAAATTATTTGGTTTTCGTTCAAAAGAAGAAAAAATCAATCAGTACAGAAAACTTCTTCAAAAATCTCAAGATATCAATAAAGAGATAGATAATCTTGCAGATGAGTTTGCACAACAGAATAGTATTATTAAAAGTATCTCCACTTTAGATGCAGAAGAGAAAGAAGATGCTTTGAAAAGATACGATTCTTTTTTGAAGGAACATACGAAACATGTTGCAAGTATCCAGAAAGAAAAGACTTCTATAGAAAAGTCTATAAAATTATTAGAAGATGATACTGAAATTGCAGAAGCACTTGTAGATATGAAAGACCTCTTTGAAGCTAAAGGATTGTGTAAATCTGGTGTAATTTCAAAGTCTATTTACAATGACATTATCAAAGCGAAGATTGGTAAAGTGAAATATGCAGATGTGCTTTTATTTAGAGGGGACAAACTTCTTATCCTACAGAGAGTTGGTGATATGGGTGAAAGTACTACTGAATGGTGTATTCCTGGAGGTCATGTAGATGCAGGAGAAGAATGGCGTGAAGCAGCTCATAGAGAATTATTTGAAGAGACTGGATTAGATGTTCCTGAAGATTTGCTTTATCCAGTTGGAATCGCGACAGGTAAAGATTTTGAAATTCATTATTTTATAGGTCATATTGATAGTGAAGCTCCAGCTTCATTGTTGCTTGATAGTGAAGAAGAAATTGGTTCTGCTTGGATTAATCCATCTACAGAGTTAGATGATTATGATTTCATTTTTGATATGAAAGATAATATCAAACGAATTTTAGGACTTGAAGTATCTGAAAATAAAGTCTTGAAGATTATGAAGTCATTTTTGAATGGTGATATTTCAGAAAAAGTCTTCGGCGATGTTTGTAAATCATGTCCAGAAGATATCAAAAAGGCAAATAATAAAACCTATTTTTCACATACAGAAAGAAAAGACCTTGCAAAGAAAGGCGAGGCAATGCCGAACGGGAAATATCCTATAAGGAATAGTCAGGATTTGAAAGATGCTATTAAGTTGTCCGGCGCTTCTGATATGCCGAAAGAAAAGGTGAAAGCATGGATTAAGAAACGTGCTAAAGAGCTGGGTCTTGAGAATGAACTTCCTGAGGATTGGAAAGAAAAAGAGAATGTTGAAAAGACTATAGATTGTAATAGTGTTAATGCTTTATGTAAAGAAGATTTAGATAAAGAAACAAAAGAACCTGAAGGTGATGGTATAGAAAAATCTATTGAGATTGAAACTGAAGAACCAACAGGTTTTAGAATGTTAATTGACTTCAATGACCTCGACCAAGCTGATATGTTCAAATCTTTACTGAATGAGATGAAAAACGAAGGAAAACTCGATATAAACAAGATTCTTGTTTCTGATGAAGAAATAGAGAAATCTTGGGGTATAGATGATATTCGTAAAGAGATAAATAGTAACGTTTCTTTAGATGATGGTTCTGAGATTCTAAAAGCAAAAGATGAGATGTACAGAGTGTTTGCTGATTTTGCTAATTTCATTGAAGGCGTGAAGACGAAATCAAAGAATATCCATTGGAGTGAAGAAGATAATGCTAAACATCAATATCTCGATGATTTGATAGAGGAACTTTCAGATTATGAAGATAAGATAATGGAAGCAGGACAGTCAGAATTCGGACGATTCAAAGAAGGTGAAATCAACGGTGAAGAAATTGAAGTTGATGACCCGATAGGACTTATCAATCTGATTATTGATAGGACAAAAGAATTCTATTCTAAACTCGAAGACAAGCAAAATTATGCAGGTGAAAAGTCTTGGGTTGAAGATTTTATGGCAACACTCAAACAGACAAAGTATCGTTTGCAGTTACATTAAGAATTCGTTGAAATAGTCTTGAATATTATTGGACTGCGGGGTAGACTTTGCTGAGGACAATAATTCAAGACTATTTAATAAAAACAATTGATGATGCAAACAATAAAGAATCAAGAAGATTTTAATGAATTAATGAAAGCAAAAGCCGTAGTTGGTGAAATTAGGATATGGAAGAATGTAAAATATCAGAAACAAGCCGATGGAAGTTGGCGAGTAGTAAAAGGACAAAAGGTAAGTAAAGAACGATATGCTAAAGACGAATTAAAAGTTTTTGGTCGGAATTATTTTAAATATGCAGGTAAACCTAAAGAAGCTATTGATTTTCTTTTGAAAGAAAGAAACGGTCAAGTGATTGGAGCTATAGAAAGAGAAGGACTTGGTAAGATAGATATAATTTGGGGAGATGAAAGAAAAGGTCTTCGTCATATAAGAAAACGTCATTTTATAGAACAAAATGATTTTAAATCTTATGAAGATATAGCAGATAGGATTTCAGATATATTGAAAAATGGGCAAATAGGGAAATTCTATGAAAACGGGATGAAAGTAAATATCTATAAAGGAGAATGGAAAGTGACACTTACAAAGTCTGTAGTTTATGATGAAGATGATAATTTTAGAGAAAAACTTTGGGTATTAACATCTTACAATAAAGATATTAAGATTGAAGATAAAATTAAAAAGAGCTTGACTATACTCGATGGACCTGATAGTTCTAATGATATGGACTCGGCAAGGCTCAATCCCTTAATAAGCTCCAACGCTCTTTCTGTTCCTAAAGATACAACAAATCTAAATATTGAACAACAATTTATGGACGAAATTATAGAGAAAGCTAAGAAATCATCCCCTATTGGTACAGAAAAGACGTGGGGAGGTAAGGTATATGTGAAAACTGCTAACGGTTGGAGACCTAAAGGAAAAGGAAAATCTTCAAAAAAAGATGAACAACAATCTGAAGCTAAAACTGCAAAAGTTGATTACTCTCAACACGCATCTAAAGCAAGTGATGAACAGTTACAAGCTGCAATCAATGATAAAGATGCTTCTCTTGAAGTCAAGCAGGCAGCTCAAAAGGAAATTGAGAATCGTAAAGGTAAAGTGTCAGATGATAAATCTGCGAATGAGCTTGGTATTACATCAGCTCTTCAACGTATTCTTGATGCTCAAGAAAAAGGTGAACTTGATTTAGATTTGTCTGTAATTAATAAAATCAAAGAAAAGATAGCTAAGAATAAAGAGGCGAAAGAAACTAAACCTATAGATGAGAAGACACTTGATTCTAAGTTGGATAAATTGAAGCAAGATATTTCTGATAGTATCGATAAGAAACTCAATGAAATGAATGGTTTCAAGAAAATCACTCAAACCTATGTTAAGGTTGATGGTCAGACAATTGTTCTTAATATGAAGGGAGAGGATAAATATAAAGCTAAGAAAGGTTCCTTCTATATGGAATCTAAGCCAAATGAACCTCTCAATGAATTCAAGAAACGGGTGAAGGAGGAATTTGAAAAGACTCTTAAAAAAGAAGAATCTAAATCAGAACTTGCAGTAGAAGCTAAGAAACCAGAATCAACGAAAGTTGAAGAGAAGAAAGATAAAATTGATAAACCAGTAGTTAAAATGGATTCTATAAAGTCACAAGCTGGTATGATACTGTATGGTAAGATTTTACAGAAGTTAGATGAAGGTAAGGCAGTTGAATTTACTGAAAATGGTGTAGATTATAGATTTTCTCGAGACGAAGATAAAGGAGAGTATTTATTGGAAGATTTGAGTAACAATAAATCTATGTCTTGGCCGAAACATCAAGGTGTTTTTGCTTTGAAAGATAATCTAAAAAAATTAGATACTAAAGAAGAAAAGAACGATGTGAAGTTTGAAGCTGAGAAAGAATTCAAAGAATTCTTGAAGAAAAGGAATTCTCAAAACGATACTTTAGATAAAGAACAAAAAGAAAGATTTGGGAAAGTACTTGATTCAGTTACTATCGATGAAAATATTGAGAAAAGGTTTAAAAATTATATTGAAGATGAAGATTTTGAAGAAATCCTTAGTAAATATCCTTATTTAGAATCAACGCAAAGAGCTGAAGTAAACAAAGTACTTATTGATTCAGGTTATCTTCCAGTAGCTAATGGTGTTTTATATTCAGAATGGAATGGTGTGAAGTATAAACATTTTACAGGTCACATTTTCGAAGATGAAGATGAAATGATAGATTATTATGAAAAACAAGGTAAAAAGTTAAAAGTTACTGATACTCAATCTAAAGCTTTAAAAAGATATATGAATATTGATTATGAAGCTATTCGAGATTATAATTACGGTAAAGGTGGTGGAACAGGAGTTGCTTTAATGGCTCAATCAATTGCTGAAGCAATAGATAAAAATCCTTGCAAAGAAAATTTAGTTCTGTATAGAAGATTAGAAGCAAGAGATATGAATAGCCTAAATGAATTATTGAACGCTGAAGTTGGTTCTGTTATAGAAGATAAGAGTTTTAGTTCATTTTCATTAAAACAACTATCTTCGTTTGGAAATGATTTTCAGATAACTCTATTGGCTAAGAAAGGAGATAAAGTTGCGAATATCAATAATACAATTGCTGAATATGAATACTTGACACAGAGATTCAGTAAATTCAAAGTTCTTGCTAAAGGACTTAATTCAATTGTTGTCGAAATGGCGTAACTTTTTATTAGAATTGTTGGACCACATTAATAAAAGGTGTATCTTTAGATACTAAAAAGAAAAAGCTAATGGAAACAAAGAAAGTATCAAGATGGAATGACTGCAGTACAATGAGTATTATTCATACTCCTACTGAAGAAGAGAGGAAAAAAGCAACTGATGAAATGGTTGACAATGCAATTAAAAATGCAAAGAAATTCGAGAACAATGAAAGAGAAGATAAGAAATAGTATCAGAGCCTATATCCTTGGAGATGTACTTGGTGTTCCTTTTGAATTTAGAAGTGAAGGAACATTTCTCTGTTGTGGATTCGCTTCAGGAGGAATTCATGGACAGATAGAGGGAACGTGGTCTGACGATACATCTGTTTTATTGTGTTTATTAGATGCTTTTTGTACACCTGGAGAAAATATCAAGAAGATTGATAAATTCGAAAAGAACTTGGATTTATGGTATAAAAACAAGAAATTCAATGCAGGAAGTAGATTGTTTGATATTGGAAATCAAACAGTAGAATCAATACAGTGCAAAGGATGTTCAAGAACAGATAGAATGGGCAACGGTGCATTGTTTTATTCACTTCCTATTGCAATAGCTTGTTTGAATGAATCTGATAAATATACGAAAAATCTATTTGAAGCGTTTTGTTGCTATACACACAATAATAAGAATTGTTTTGAATTCGGTAGTAAATTTTGTTGCATACTCAAAAATTTGTTAGGAGATTTGCCGATGGAAAATCTTGAGGTGAATGATTATGATAATAGAGGTGATGTGATAAACACATATAATCTCGTGATTGATAATTATTTAGCGCAAGAAAATAAGAATTCTACACTTTTTGAAGACCTTTGTTCAGTTATCAATTATGGCGAAGATACTGATACAAATGCAGCGATTTTCGGTGCAATTATGGGAACGAAGAAGAAAGTTTCTGAAAATGATTGGAAAAGAGTGAGAAGATACAAAGAAATCGATGATTTGATTGATAAATTTCTAAATTCGGTGATTATGGAACAGAAACGAAAATGTTTGAAATAGGTTCAAGATTTAACTTTTTTACAGAAGCTGACTTTGAGAAATCTTCTTTTAATCCTCTCGATTATCCAATTGGTGATGATAGGAGATACGAAAGAATGATATTTGAAGGGTTGGCTTCCGATACATCTGAAGATGCAGAAGGTGAATCTATGGAACCTAATGGTTTTATAATTGACCGATTTTTGAAACATGGTTTAATAAATTTAGACCATTTAACCTCTCGCTCACCTATTAATAAATCTCGTTTTTGGATTGGAGCACCTATTAGTGCAAAAGTTGAAAATAATAAGTTTTATGTAAAATGTCAACTTTGGAAAAAATCTCCTGAAGCAAGAGCATTTTATGATAAGGCACTTGAGATGAAAGAATCAGGTACCAATCGTAAACCTGGTTTTAGTATAGAAGGTAAAGCTCTTGAAAGAGATAAGTCAAATCCTAAGAAAATCAAAAAAGCTCTTATTACGAATCTTGCAATGACTATGACTCCAGTGAATGCAAATACTTTTGCAGATATTGTAAAGGGAGTTCAAACTAAGGATTATGTAGATTACGAATTTGAATCTGATAAAGATTTTCGAACAACTAACATTTTACTTGAAATGGAAAAGGATGGACATATTCTTTCTATTGATAAAGATTTTCGAATTAGAATCGAGCCTCTTAAAGCGAAGAATGATGAGATTCTTAAAAATCTATTCAAAAGTTATGAAGAGGGTCATATTTCTATAAATGTTCTTCAAGATTTCTTAAAAAGTCAGCGAATTTAATTTGTAAAATAAAAATTTGGTTCTATTTTTACGTAAACATAAATTTTAATTAAAATGAAAAAGGAATATTTAGACAACAAAATCGTGAAGTCATTGCTGGATGCAAACTTTAGCGAGGAATATATCGAAAAAGCAATAGCTAATGGCGATATTAAGATTGAAAAATCTGAAGATAAAGCAGCTCGTGGTGACCATGAGTCTGAAACAAAAGAAGAGGAAGATATTGATAAGCTTGAAAAAGAAGCTGTCAAGAAAGAAGAGAAGGTGAAAGAGGATGAAAAGAATACTGCCGAAGATAAGAATGCAGAAGGTGAAATGATGAAATCTATGGAATCAATGATTATGAAGTCTGTAGGTTCAATCTTCAATCCTATCATTGAGCGTATGGCTGAAAGTCTGGATAACCTGAGTGCTAAGATGGATAAGTTTGGTCAAGAAGCACCGAAGTTTCGTTCAGAAGGTTTGGACAACATGTCAGCTATTCAGAAGTCTATGAATTTTGAAAAGGATGACAATGGAAAGATTGAACTTAATATCATCAATCAACGTCCGATGGTAGCTAAGATGATTGAAAAAGCTCTCACTAACGAAAGTGACGATTCAATTAGAAAATCTCTGGAAGCTGATGCATTGAATTATATGACCAATCCTTATGCTGAAACAGTAGGTGAAGAATTGGCTCGTTACATGTACACTAAAAATGGTATTAAATTTGTAAAGTAAATTCGGATTTAAATTATAAATAAAAATAAGTTATGGATTTGTATCAATACACTGATAACGGAACAGATATCGATTTGTTCGATGGACTGTCATCAAACGATATCTTGAAAGCTATGGAAGCCGGTTCTATGACCGGTATGCAATACAACAACATGATTAATAATGGTGGTGGTCTGAAAGTTGAATCCTTGGATTCAGTCTTGAAGATTTTGACCAATAGATTGAATCAGTTGGTGTACTATATGGAAATGCCGAAACAGAAGATTAAACAGAATGTTCATCAGTACAATCAGTTGTATAAGTATGGTGAAGATATCAGTATCTTCAATACTGAAGGTGAAACCCCTGAAGAAACCGATTCTCAATACAGACGTAAGTCAATCTTGACTAAATACATGGGTGTTACTGGTCAAGTAACTCATCCTGCAATGATTGCTGAATACAACGGTATTGATAACATGTATCGTCAGGAAGTTGAGAATAAGACCATTTTGCTACAGACATTGATTGACACAGCATTGACAAGTGCAGACTCTTCTTGTGTTGATATCGAGTTTGATGGTGTATTCCGTCAGCACATGTTGGGTGTAAATGAAATGGACGGTGGTACAGCAGAAGGTAAGACTTCTGAACAACTGCTTGATGGTTATTTCAATTCTCCGGCTGTTATTGATGCTCAGAATCAGGTTTTGAATGATAAGATGATTCAGGATGCATCTAATGTTGTGGTGAATGTTTATAATGGTTATATTGACCGAATCATCTCTAACCCGATTGTATTCAACAACTACGTACAACAGTTCCACGAAAGCAAGCGAGTTATCGTAGGTCTTGCAGCTTCTGTAACTGGTGCTACTATGGGTCAGTCTGTAAATGATGTTACAACCCAGTTTGGTAAAATTAACATTAAGAATGACCGTTTCTTTGATGTTCGTAAGCCTATTAGAGTAGGTAAAGGTGCATCAAGTCCGAAAGCTCCGGTTGCTCCGACTGTTGGAACAGCAATTAAGGTTAATAATGCTGATACTAAGACTAACTTTGGTCGTCATGCAGGTGCTTATGGTTACTTGGTAACTGCAAAGAATCGTTATGGTGAATCTGCACCTTTGAATATTACATCTGCTGGTGCTCAAGCTGTTACTGCAACTCAGTCAGTTGAGTTCGGTGTTACTGCTGGTGTAGGTGGTGCTTATGCAGCTTCTTCATTTGTTATTTATCGTACAAAGAAAGATGCTGTTTTGAATGATACGACAGAATACTTCCCGATTTTTGAAGTACCTGTTTCTCAGATGGCAACTGGCTATGATGGTGCTGCTGCAAATTGCGTACGTGACCGCAACCGTATCATTGCAGGTACCAAGTCTGCCTTGGTATATTACAATGATAGTCAGATTAACGAATACTTACAGTTCTCTGATACTGTTAAGATGGACTTTGCAGTTACTGCTCCGAGTCGTCGATTCTGTATCTTGAACTACGGTACTCCGGTATTATATCAGCCTGCTAAGATTGTACGTATCGTTAACATTGGTGACGAAGGTTTGTAATCTAATTGCAATAAATTGTTTCAAAAAAGGGGAGGGAGATTAAAAGAACTCCTTCTCCTTTTTATTTTTAAATTAATGAATTATGGTAACAATTAAAAGTAGAGTTTATTCCCAACACACTCTAAGTTTCAAGAATGGGATAGTAAAATTTTGTAATGGTGTAGCAACTGTATCTGACGAATTGTATCAGGAAATTGTCGATGGTCAGTTTCCTAACATTTATAAAGAAGGTGAAGAACCGGAATATAGAACAAAAATGGAAGATAAGTTGCGTACAGAAATCAAGAAAGATAATGAGGAATACGAAAACGAGATTCGTAGATTGAAGAGTATCGTTGAATCTCAGGAAATTGAACTTTCTAAAAAAGATGATGAAATTGAATCTTGGAAGAAATTGGTTGAAGAGTTGAAAGCTGGAAAAACTGAATCAGTAAAGACTGAAATTCAAGAAACAACCAAAGAAGAAATTGAAGACGATAATTTGTTAGCAGATTTGAAAGCAACAAAAGTCGACGACTTGAAAACTCTTGCAATGTCAGAAGAAGGTGGTAATTATTCTGAAGACGACTTGAAAGGCAAGAAAAAAGATGAAATTATTGAAATGATTTTGAGTAAAGCATAATAACGTATTACAATGGGTCAACTAACTTTGAAAATAAAATACAGAAAGAATACTGGTTTAGCTTTTTCTGTTGCTGAAATTTGGTCTTTATATCTTTTCGGTATAAAAATCGAAGGAGGAGAAGGGACGTCTTTTTCAGATGAAAACATGAGATTCTACATAGAATCTGCACAGAGAGATGTAGAAAATTGGTTTAATCTGCGTTTTATGAAACAGTTAGTTGACCAAACTCTTTCATATTATCGTTCAGATTATTGGCAACAATTCCCTATACTTCAGACAAATTATCCTGTACGAATTCCTTTATCTATGATTGGTATGCTGAATAAAATGGAACAAATTATATATCCACAAGGATGGTTGTTCTGTGAATACGATACAGCAATGAATCAAGGGAAAAGGAGAATTAGTGTAGTACCTACTGGTTCATCAACAACTCAAGGAAATGCCGAAATTATTTTGACTGGAATCACATCTCAGATTGGAACTCAAAGATATGAGAATATTCCTGATTATTGGAGAATCCAGTACATCACAGGATGGGATATAGATGATATGCCAATGGATTTATTGAATATAGTTGGAATGTTGGCAAGTATTCCAATACTTGATATAGCTGGCGACCTTATTTTAGGAGCAGGTATTGCAAGTCAATCGTTAGGTATAGATGGTTTGAGTCAAAGTATCTCATCTACTTCTTCAGCGACAAATTCGGGTTATGGTGCACGAATTTTATCATATCAAAAACAGATAGAAGAGATTAAAGGTAGATTAAGACTCGTCTACGATGAAGTTAAATTTAGAGTATTGTAATATGGAAAATACATATATATATGCACTTGTTGGTAGAGATGAAAGTGATATTAGATATATAGGACAATCTAAGAATCCTTACGTCAGATTATCTCAACATAGATGTTTAGGTTCTTCTGAATCTAAATTGAAAAAAGATTGGATTCGAACTTTAAAAAACGACGGTATCCAAATAAATATGATTATTTTAGAAAAATGTCGAAAAGAGGAAGGAGATTTTTTAGAAAGATATTATATTTCGTTATATAAAAGTTGGGGATTTGATTTGATTAATCAACAAAGTGGAGGCCTTAAAGCGTATAAACATTCTCAAAAGAGACGTGAAGAATTAAGTGAGCATTTTAAAAATTACAAAGATGAATTTGGACCTGCCATGAAAGATAAGCGTCACTCAGAAAAAACTAAATTAAAGATAAGCCAAAGTAAAATTTCTTCTTCTATATTACAATTGGATTTAAATGGAACTTTGATTAAAAAATGGGATTGTGGTTACAAAACAATTGGTAGGATTTTAAATATAGATAGTACAGGTATATACGATTGTTTAAAGGGAACTTTAAGAAAGTCATACAATAGTTTATGGCTATTTGAAAAGGATTTTTCTGAAGAAAAAGTTTATCAACTTGTTCAACAATTAACTAAACGTAGAAAAGAAAAACATACAGGGATTTTACAGTTTGATTTAGATGGAAATTTTTTAAAAGAATGGACTTTTTCTGAATTAAAGAAAACTTTTAAAAATACATCAAGAATAGTTTATTGTTTGAACGAGCATTGTAAACATGCTTATAATTTTATATGGATTTATAAAGAAAGATATAATAATTATGGCACAAAATAAGAATATCTTACAGACACCTAATCCAGGTTTAAGTAATTTTAGACCAGAATTTTATAAGGATGAGTTTGAGAAAGCTATCTTTGCTAAAGGTTACGATGTAACACTTGAAACAGCATTGAGATGTCCTTGTCATGGAAGAGATGCAGCTTTACCTGATTGTCAGAATTGTTTCGGTACTGGTTATTTCTATGTTAATCCTACAAAAACAAAAGCTCTTATAACTGGAATTAATCAGAACAATCAATATAAGAATTGGACTGAGGCTTTATTAGGAACATTCGCAGTGACAGTGATTGATAAAGATAAACCTAATTTAGGTTATTTCAATCGTATAACTTTTGAGACAGAATATTCTTACTTTAGTGAGAATTTGGAAATAAGAGAAATGAACGGGGAGTTTTTTGTTTTTACGACGTATCGAGTGATTGACTTGATATCTCTTCATACTTTCATTTCCTCTACTGAAAAATTAAGTAAAACGAATCAAGCTCATGTAAATCCTGAAAATCCTTATTGTTTAATATTGGATTTTGAACCTCCTACAAATGGAGTAGTGAGTATTTATTATAAGCATAGAATCGAGGGACACGTACTTGACCTACCGCATGAAGTAAGGGCATCTTGGGAAACAAATAAGATAAAAGGTTCTTTGCAGAAGATTCAACTTCCGGTTCAAGCAATAGTAAGAAGAAGTCATTTGATAGCAATAGAAAAACCGAATTTCGATGGTTCAGGTGTAATAATTAACGATAATATATAATGGCAGCGTTACCGATTAGAATAGACTTGAGTGATGTAGTTCAAGAATTCACTTTGAATCAAGATGAATCGAACTTATTGGCTACAGCTATTATTGATAGTGTAGTTCAAGAATATTCTATGAAGTGGCAAGATTTAGTTAATAAAGAACTGAAAAGTTCAAGACCTGAGTATCTTAAAGCAATGTATATCGAGAGACCTTCTGCAACAGAAGCTGTCTTTGGATTATCTGCAAGAGAAAGTAAACTTGCTTTAATGATAGAAGAAGGTGCAGGTCCATTTGACGAGAAACCAGGATTTCAAAAATCATCTAAAGCGAAACAAAAGAAGAATGGACTTGGTTGGTTTTTGACCGTACCGTTCCGCCATGCGACACCGCAAGCGATTGCTGAAGCAGGAATATTCAGTTCAATTATGCCTCAGGATGTATATCAACTTGCTAAAAATTCACCAATGCCATTAAAAAGGTCTCAACTACCTGAAAGTCAACAAATACCTGGTGTAAGAAAAGAAATTAACATTCCTGGATTAAAAGTTCCAGAATACATTCATAAAGCAGCTAAATACGAAGGGCTTGTACGAGTTGAAGCTTCAAGTTCAGAAAATGAGAATAGAGGTCAATACATGACATTTAGAAGAGTTAGTGACAAGTCAGACCCTAATAGCTGGTTCAATGGTGGTATTATTGCTAAGAGATTGATGGATAGGGCACTTGAAATTGCTCAGATAGACAGAGTTGCTGATATGGCTATTGATGAAACGTTAGAAAGGATATTAAATAACAAATGATATGATAGAAATAATCCGTGTAAAACAGCTTATTCTAAATCTATTGGAATATATACCCAAAGATTTAGAAAATCATAAAAATGACGAAGAAAATACCTTTCTATATAGATTGTTATATGGAATGAAGGATGGAAATTTTGATTTCTATCAACAAGCAAAATCGTTATTCACTCGTTCATCTGCTAATCCGAGGAAAATAGAAGTAAGACTTGAATTTCCTAAAGATAAGACGGGATTACCTTGTTACGTCATAAGAGAACCAGGTAAAACAAAAGGACCTACTAATTCAATAGGTAAATTGAATGGTGAAATTTATACTCCTGATGGAGCATGGCAAGTTCGAGATAGTAGAGAATGTGGTTTTGAAATTATGTGTCTGTCAGATAATATGTTAGAAAGCATTCTGTTATCAGAAGTACTTTATGCATTAATGACTGGAGCGTATAACTGGTTGGCTGCTAATTATTCGACTATCGATATAACAATGACAGAGCTTATGGCAGATACAAACTTGATTCCTCTACCTATATTTGTAAGGTCTGTAAGATTGGAAGTTTCTGTTGAACAAATTATTTCATCTTTGGTTAATACTGAATTTTTAAATAAATTGTTATTTGAAGATGCAGGAATAGCAGCGATTGATGGAGATAATTATCAAAATCATGGATTGCCAGGTGTAGAATCAGAGATAATTTAATATTTGGTTTGTAGAAAGAAAAAGAATATCTATATTTAGGTGTTAATTATATTCCTGAGAATTATTTAGAAAGAATCGAAGGAATTAAATCATATATCAGTTCGTAAAATTAATGAAAATTAATAAATTTTATGTCAAGCACATTTTATTTTAACAATCGTCAAATATCTCTTCCTGGTGTTTACAGCACCATTATAAGTGGAGAAACTGGACCTGCTCGTAATTTAGATTACGGTAAGGTTCTTGTTATTGATACTGGTACATATTCTGCTGGATTTGGTGGTGGTGCTGGTATTAATGGTGAAAATACACAAGGTCAGAATGCTATTTATACATTTGACAATCTTTCAGATTTTCGTGGATTTATGAAAGGTGGAATGTGGTGGAGAGCTGCAGAAGCGTTATTCGCACCAGACTCTTCGAATCCTGACGCAGTAGGTATTTCTGAACTTGAATTTGTTCGTGCAGCAACAACTACAGGAGCAAAAATTACATTTGCAACAGCAGCAGGAGGTACATTCGCAGTTAAAACATTAGATGAAGGTTTAGTAGCCAATGGTTCGTTGTTGAACGATGAATTATTGACAAAAGGCTACGGTCTGAGTTTTATCGCAGGACGTGAAGATGCTACTAAATGGATTCTGCAATTCTGGAGAGGTACTTATACTGGTACTTATACAGATGGTTTGCCTTATGGTGACATTACGCAAGAAAATTGTGACCCTGAATTAGTACTCGAATCTCCTGAAATTGATAACATTCAAGAATTGATTGATTGGGCCAATAATGATTCTAATTTTGGTTTGGTATTTGTTCTTGATTCCACTTCTCAGGTTGAAGGTACTGGTAAGATTGAGCAGAATGATATTACTACTGCATTGAACGGTAAACCTTATATCCTTGCTACTGGTGGTACTGAATCGTTTGATATGAACGATTTAAATGCTGTTCTTGACCAGATTGTAGGTTTGGATTATAGTGCAGTGATACTTGACCAAGTAGGAGCGAATGCAAATTCAGCAACTACAAAAGCATATATCACTCATATGACACAAGATGCTAAATTCCAACACTTCTTGTATGTAGCAGGTTATGATGATTCAGCTAATTTTGCACAAGAAATCACATTAGCTCAAGCTTTCGATAGTTGTTATATTCAATTGGTACATGGTGGTGTAGGTATGGTATCTGCATTTGATGCACAGAAGATTCGTTGGTGGCCGGCTATTTACATGACTTGTGCAGTAGTGGGCCGTGTAAGCGGAAAACCGCCTTATGTACCTCCTACATTCAAGACAATTGGTGTTGATAGAGTAAAACATATATTGACTGAGACTGAAAAGAAAAAAGCTTTGAAGTATGGTATTCTTTGTGTTGTATTGAACGACTATACTGGAAAGTTCAATATTTTGCAGGGTGTAAATACATTGCAAGATAACGCCAATCTGTTCAATGCAAAAGGTCAATCTTACTCTATTCAGTTCATGCGTGTTGTAGCGCAGATTAATAAAGAATTGATTGTAAATGCAACACTCGACCTTCTTGGTCAAGAAAACGGTGTGAATGCCAATACTCTGTCAGCAGGTGCTGTTAAAGATTGGACAGTAGCTTATTTACAATCGAGAACAGCTACAAGTGAGCAAGACAATTTATTGTTGTCATTCCAGGATGTAGTAACAACTCGTAAAGATGATGCTTATTTCACTACTTATAAGATTGTGGTAAATAACGAAATCACGAAGTTGTTCTTTACTGGATATCTAATTCGTGGATAATTAAAAACGAAAGAATATGGCAGTTTTTACAGCGCCTAAAGCGTATATAAAGATAGATAATAAGGTTGCAGGTTTTGTAAGAAACCTGCAATTCGCTGAGAATATCAGTCGTGCGAATGTTCAAGGTCTTGGTAATCTTTTGAAACAAGAGATACCTCCAGTAGGTTATGATTGTACATGGACAGTAGACCAGTTCTTTATTGATTTCAAGCAACCGGTAATGGAAGGTATGATGCACCGTCTTGGTTCAGTAAAGGCTATTGTAGATACATTGGTATTAGGTGAACTTGGATTTGCTATTGCTATTTACAGCAAGACAATTCAAACTCAGGATTCTAATACGAAAATGGTAACACAAGTTGACCCTACTGGTCAGACAATTTGCTTGTTGAATCCTTGTTTTGTCAATAATCAAGCGTTCAGTTTGGCCGAAGGAGGAATTTCGGGCTATAACTGCAGCGGAGTTTACATTAACCCAATATCAACGTTGGAACTCTGATAATCAATTAATTATGGCAATTTTTATTGCCATAATTTTTTATATTTTAAAAGGGAATAGATGGTTATAATATATATGTAAAAATTATGAAAGCAGATTTTGAAAAGGGAACGAAAGTATGTTCAAAATGTAGACGAGAACTTCCTATTGAGCAATTTAATAAAGATAGTTCGAAATCAGATGGATTAAATATGCAATGTAAAGATTGTGTAGCTGCATACAGAAAATCTCCTGAAGGTAAAGAAGTTTCAAAAAGAGCAAGGAAGAAATATTTTCAAACAGAAAAAGGAAAAGAATGTTCAAGGAAACAAACTCAAAGATTTCAAAAGACAGAACATGGTAAACTCATTTATAAAAGAGCAGGTTTGAAATATCGAAAATCAGAACATGGAATTCAACATGAGAAAGAGTATCGAAAATCAGAAGCATTTAAAATAAAACAAGAGAAGTATCGAAAATCAGAAAAAGGTAAAGCAGCTTTTAAAAGAGGAAATGAAAAATATGAACAAACAGAAAAAGGGAAAATTGTAAGACATTCTATTTACAGAAAAAGAATTGAAAATGGAATGATTAATGAATATCAAAATAAGAAATATGAAATAGATAAAAATTATAGAATAGGTAAGATATTAAGAACAAGACTTTGGTGTGCGCTTAAAGATAATCAAAAATCAGCACACACTCTCGAACTTCTTGGTTGTTCACTTGATGAACTGAAAGTTCATCTTGAACAACAATTCGAACCAGGAATGACGTGGGATAATCAGGGAGAATGGCATGTTGACCACATTATCCCATGTTCAAGATTTGATTTATCTAATCCAATTCATCAGCGTATCTGTTTCAATTACAGAAACTTACAACCTCTATGGGCAAGTGAAAATAGTGCAAAGCGTGATGAATTACCTGAAGGATGGGAAGATTTGTTAAAAGTCATTATGGACGAATTGTGCATTAGTTCGATTGTTTATTTGAAATAAAGTCAGAACTTTATAACGAATTAAAACAATTGATTATGGAAGATAAAACAGTTAATTTAAGAGGGAAGGAATATACAATCAAATTCCCTAATGTAGGTGAATACTATCGTATTGAAACCATGAAACAAAGTCTTGGTAGAGGATTTTATAATACATTACTTGGCAACTCTACTAAGGCAGCTCAGAATGCTTTAGATATTATCGATATCGAAGCAACACTGACGGTATTGATGCCTGAGCTTGTTAAAGATTTGAAAGTTGATTCTTTTAATCAATTGGGTTTGAAAGATTTCGCTGAAATTCGTAAGTTTTACGATACTGAAGTTTATCCTTTCTTGAAGGAAGTTCATCAGATTTTGAATCAGTAAAAGTTGAATGATATGACCATTGATGAGCTTAAAACATTCATGATTCAATGGAATAATCGATTTCCTTATGATAGATGGTGGAGAAAGAAACATGGAATAGCTTTTATGTCTGAAGAACATAGAAAATGTTCCTTTGTAGCTCAAAGGATGGAATTCGAAGAAGATTCGATATATTCAGAAATACGTAAGAGAGAATTGGATAAAAACGACGACGTTTATACTCCTAATATAGGAGAATGGTTGAAGAGAGAAGATTCTGGAATGATTGAAGAATATGATATTGAAGCATTTCGTAGAGAAGCTGCTCTAATGGCAGAAATGGAAGATAAAGAATAATATGGCTGAAGATAAAAGAATACGAGTGACCGCTGATGTTACTCCATTAAGACAATTGAGAGAAGAAGCAGTTTCATTATATCGTGAAATTGACCAAGCTGCTTCAACGAATTCTCAGAATACTGAGAAACATCTGCAGCAACTTCGTGAACAATTATCTCTAATGGAAGATAGGAATCAGTTGGAGAAACTTCTTATTGATTTGAGAAGACAATCTGCTTCAATGCAAGCTCCTGAAGTGCAACAGCCTATTTCAACTCCACTTCCACAACAACAAACTCAAAGAGAGTTAAAACCAGTTTATGATGAGAATGCGAATTCTATTACATGGGAAGTAAATAAAGAAACAGAAATTCAACCTGATGATGAAGAAATAACTAAACCTTCAGAAAAACCAAAAAAAAGACGTCCGAAAAGGAAGGTTGAATATCAAGAAGACGTGGAACCAGTTATAGATGAAGAAACTGGTTCCGTTTCTTGGAATTTAAGACAACCAACACGAGAACTCCCTATTGAAAGGAAACCTACAGAAACAATCAAAGAAACTCAGAAAGAGATTTTAACTGAGATAAATCGTCATGTTGAGAATATTGATAATTCTGTCACAAATGTTGATAATTCTCGAAGAACTGAAAATAATAGTGAAAATGTAACAGAAAACGTCAAAAACATTGAACGTAATACAGAAACTATTCAAGAGAATACTTCAGTATTAAGAGAAAAAGACCCAGTAGAAACAAAATCTGAATATCAGATACCTCCTACAGAAAGTCCTCGATTAAGAGAAAGAGATGATGAAGTTGTTGAACGAAGAGAAACGAGAATTATCGAAGGTCAACAACAATTCAATTTTGATGATGAAAATATTATTAAAGCTATAGATGGTGTTTCTGGTGTTATTTATCAAACTTCGAGAGAATTAGGTGATGCTATTAGAAATCTTATAAAAGGTGATAATAAAGAGAAGAAAGATAATTCTGGAACAAATCGTTATCTTGAAGCATTAACAGCTTCATTGTCTCGAATTGAAGATAATGTAGATGAATTAAGAGAATCTGTTGTTAATCGCAATAATCAAAATAATGATAATGTAGGTGGAGGTGGTTCTGGTACGAATATTCCTCCTATATTACCTTCATCATCAGAGGGTGGTGCAGGTGGATTAAATATTATTAGTGGATTAGGAAAAGGATTATCTGGTCTTCTTGGTGGTATTGGAACTATTGCTTTCCTCAATCAAATAAAGAATATTGCTACAGAGAGATATTTCAGAAACGAAGAATTCGGTTTAAGGTCTGAATATCAGGGTTCTGTAGAAACTGCAGCCAATTATAAAAGAGTTCAAGCAGCTAATGAAGCTGATATGTATCGTTGGATACCTATCTTTGGTAATATTATAGCTCGAAGTATCGAGATGCCTGCTAATATTGCTGCAGATAGAATATTACAAACATTTTCTAAATTTGCAGAAGCCGAAAATAAGACAATCCCTTATGCTCAAACATTCGGCGTTTCAACAAAAGATGCATTTGGCACTGCGAAAAGAGAAGGAAGATATGCTGCAGATGCTCTTGGTATGGATATTGGTTCCTATCTTCAGAGAAGGACTGAATTGACAAGAGCTGCAGGTGGTCGTGCTCCTGGTGGTACTGAATTTGATGTAACTGCAGAAAGAGAATCTCAATCTTTGATGGCTGCAGAAAGATTGTATGGAATCGCACCAAGTGCAGTTAATCGTCTACAAGGAGCATTAAGATTCGGTGACGAAAATACAAGTTATGGTGGTTCTGCTATAATTAGAGCATTTGAAAGGTCAATGCGAGAGTTGAAATTACCTTTCAGTGAAATAGCGTCTACTATGGAAGAATCACTTGAGACATTCTCAAAGAGGTCTGATGAAATTCTTTCTAAAGCTGGCGAATTTGATGCAGGTAAAGTTGCTGCTGTAATGTCAAGTATAAGGACTGCAACTGGTGCACAAGGAAGACAACTTGAAAGATATCAATCTGCATTTTCAGGAAGTGGTATTTCCCAAGATGAGACGACTCAAGCTCTTTTATTAAGAACATTGACGAGGACAAATCCTAATATAAGGACGTACTCTGAAGCAATGGAACAACTTGAAAAAGTTCAGAGTGGAAATGCAGACCCTGAATTTATGAGAAGTTTCTTAAGTGAGTTGCAAGGATTGTCACAGAATAATGAACAATTTATTAATTTACTGAAAGGTGTATTTCCTAATTTAAGTTGGCAAGATATCAGAAAACAATTTGCTACTGGAGAACCGACTGAAGTAATTGATAGAATATATAATGAGATTCAAAAATCTTTTGGTGCATTAAAAGAAACTCCAAGAGGTGCATATGAACCTACAGAAGCTCGTCAGACAGTAGGACGTGCAGAGAGAATCACTGCTACAGATGCTAATAAGCAGATTACTCAAGGTGAAAAATCTTTGGGAGATGTATGTGAAATTTTAGACTCAATAAAACAAGATACTAATTCTATTAATGCTTTAATCAATAAAGCAACTACTTATTTAACAACACCTGGACAAGTGATTCAAGATACTAAGACTTTAAATGAAGCGTTTAAACAAGCTGGAGAATCTGATTGGGATGCATTTATGAAAAGTCTTCAACTTGCTATTACTAAAGGTTTTCTTAATGTTATTACAGCAGGAAAGAAAACTTTACCTAAAGAAAGAGATTAATTATGGCAAAGAAACAGTTAAATTATATAGTCTATTCTAAAGAGAAAATCTCTCCTCAATCATTCATTGATTTTTGGCAACCGAAATTGAATGAGAGTGACAAGAAGAAGATAACCATAGAAGAATTCATGGATATCGCTAATGAAGTGAATGGATTAACTAATCTTGAAATAATTTGGTCCAGTTATGATGATTTCGAAAAAGAAACATATAAAAGTGAATATGAGAGTAAGAATCTCCCATATATAAAACCAGGTTGGTCGTTATCATTTCCTTCAGACGGTACCAATGTATTATTGGAACAGATTTTCCAAGACAAACAATATCTTGTTCAAGAAGATTTCCCTTCTTATTGGAGTGATAATATGACTAAGTTACTTGCTGACGAAGATTATGTTCCTGACAATATAGTTGCTTACGATGAAGAATTCAATGTAAATACGAAAGTTCAACCTGTAAATATACGTGTTTGGATTTATTGTAAATCGATTGATTCAGTAATTGATGTAAGTCAATTCATTATGAATTGTAATGTAAATAAATCGTTTAAAACAGGTGATTTTAGTTTTACATTAGTTCCATTCAGGGATGCTAAGAAAGAAAATGTTTTTGGTGCAAGTTATCAAGATGTCTTTAATGTAGTGACAAAGGAAGGAAATGATGTTAAGTCTTATCTTGAAAAAGTTGTGCAAGCTAACGATATTGTTTTTGTAAGATTTGAGAGGCTAAAATTAGAAGGTGAAAGTGATAGTGAAGACGCAAACACAATTTTCGTTTCACCTAACAAACTTGCAGAAACTGATGGTTCATATAACGTATGGGATATGATTGGCTTTATTGATGAGTCAAGTACTCAATACTCATCAGAAGACAACGTAAAAACAACAACTGTGAGCGGTAGAGATATCTCTAAGTTATTTGAAGAAGATGGTAGTTATTTTATTCCATTGATAGATGTTGAAAATACAAAACAGCATTGGGTCTATTTAGGTCGTCCACAAGATTCTTGGTATAAAAGAAATGTTCTTACCGGTAGTTATAATTATATATGGAGTTATAAATACAAGAGAATCAATGAGATAATCTGGTTTGTAATTAATATAATGTCTAATATCGGTGTTTGTAAGAACGAATTGTTCAAATCATGGAAAGATAAGAGAATTCAAAGTTATCAAGTTGAAGGACTTGAAGCTGCAAAGGTGAATGGTATATGGCAGATTGTCAAGACTTATATGAGCCCTGAAGTTCAACAAAGGATTGTTGTCGATTCAAGTATTGGAAATCCTAATGGAACATTGATGGATTATATGAGTAGATGTTGTCAATATCCATTTGTAGAATTCTTTTTTGATACGTATATAAATACAATTGACTTGATTGTTAGACAACCACCATTTACAGAACATGCTATAATGGATGTATTTGAGAAAGGTGGTTATATTACGATAACTCCAGATAATGTTTTGTCATACAATTTAAGCTATGATTCGAGAATATATTCATGGTTTCAAATTCATGTTCAAAATAATAACATTCTTGGAGATAAACAACAAGTGAATCTTGCTTTTGTACCTATTGTCTATTTGAATGAATATGCAGAATTGTGGGGCAATCGAAAATTGGAAATAAATGATATGTACGCTCAGATGCGAGTGATAAATGGATATGAAGGACCAGAGCAATTTGTTACAATGCAAGCAGCGTTGTTAAACGACCTTATTTATATAGTTGAAAGTAATGCTTATCTTCCGTTCACAAGGACTGGAACAATTGTGATAAATGGAGATAGAAGAATAAAAGTTGGTTCATTTGTATTGAATGAAAGTACAAATGAATTCTTCTATGTATTAAGTGTTTCAAATGAAGTATCGTTTACTGAAGGAGGAATAGATAGAAGAACAATAATTCAAGTTGAAAGAGGAATGTATGTTCCAATTCTTAAAGGAAGTTCAACGTTAGGTACAAGTAAGAGACAAGATAATTCTCAAGTTGGAGCAAGTAATGCATCTATTAACGAAGCTATTTCACCTACTGGAGGTTCTTTTAAACCATCGTATTTCAAACTTGTGGATTTGAAAGAACTTAGACAAGCTGCAAAAAGTGCTCAACAAGGGAATCTGACGATAGCAACGAGTCCAATTGTAAACAAATCTCAATTTGAATATTTTTTGAATAGAAAAATGTATGGAGGATTAAAATAATGGCTGGAAATAAACCTAAATTTCAATATAATGATTTGGGACCAGTGACAACTGGTTATATAATGATTCCCACTCAAATAGATAGAGATTCTTATATAGAAACATGTTACAGAACGAACAAAGTTTGTGTTCTTGTAGAAGGAGGTCTTTTTAAGACTGATGTCTATATTACAAATGAAGCTATACAAAATATTCAATTTCCTGAAGAGCCAGGTGAAAAAGGAACTCAAGTTGTAATAGCATCAGGTGCATTCAGAAACCAACCAATAATAATTGGAACTCTACAAGGTAATGATGAAATATTTGCTTGGTCAGAAGAAATTCAAAGATTTAGAAAGACATCTGAAGATACAGACATGTTGTTTTGTATGGACCCAATTAATAGAGAGTGGAATTTGAATTTAGTCGGTAAAGCTAAACCGATTAATTTGAATATCACTATGGGTGGAAATGTAGAGCATAAAATTCGATTACAATCTTCAGGAGAAATTGAACTTAAAGCATCTGAAAAAGTTAAAGTCACAGGATACAAATCAATAGAAGCTGGGATAGTCAATGTCAAAAAAGAAGTTGAAAGTCCAGGTGAAGAAGTTCGAAAGATAGTTTTTGATATGGAAAAATTTGATTTGTATAGAAGAACAAATCAAAAAGAAACACATTTATTGATAGATGACAATCAAATAGATATCAATTTACATGATAAACAGGAACATATAACGATAGATGATGGTAATTTGATAATTGGTTTCAACAATGATGAAGAACAAGTTCAGTTAACTCGAAATTTAATTAAACTCATAACCGGACAAAAAGTAGAAATAAATGGTGCTAAAGAACCATTGACATTAGCAAATACACTTATTCAAATGTTGAATAATGTGGAAAATCAGATAATGACGCTAAAGAACGCATGGCAAACAGCACTTGCAGGTTCGGCAGCGATGGATGGAGGTAAAGCCGGATTTGGTGCAGGTGTAGGTGCAGTAGCAGCAGTAAATCCATTACAATTTGATGGTATAAAAAGCACGGTAACTTTTTCAGATTAATGAAATAATTCGTATCTTTAGGCGATAAAGAAAAGTATTATATGGCAAGTTTAGCACAATCAGCAATTCAAAAAGCATCAGGGATTATTGAAACTGCAGGACGAGCAGTGTTAGCATCTCAATTTCCAAATGATTTTGAGGTATATCTTTGTACACTTGAATTAGCTGATTCTCAGAATAACACAATTGACTTTTTCACTTTTCCTATTAATCCAAATAGTATAACTAAAACTGAACCTAAGAGAGAAACGATAAGGAATACTGCAGGTGGAATAACTGTATTGAGTTCACCGACTTTTACTCCTCAACAAATAAACATTAGAGGAGATTTCGGTAGGACTTTTAAAATTTTATTATCGTTAGGAGGAGCTGCGAGTAGTTTGACGGGTGCAGCTTATAGTATGTCGGCAGGTAAATGGTCGTTGACAGATATTTCTGGAAAAAGTACTAATAGCTTAAAATCTGCATCTTTTGATGCTGGTATTAAAACTGGATATGGATGTATAAAAATATTGCAAGCTATAATTTCAAAAAGTAATGGAGTAGACCAATTGGGTTTACCATTGAGATTATACTTCTATAATATGGCTTTAGGTGAGAGTTATTTAGTTGTAATACCACCAGCAGGACTATCTTTTTCTCAAAATATTCAAAGGAATATGATATGGGATTATAATTTATCAATGACTGCGATTGCCCCTTTAGAATCTGTAGCAGGAGCTAAAAAAGCAAAAACAGCTTTGACAAAAATTTGTGCAGCAGGTGCAATTCAAAAAGGAGTTAATGACCTCGCTGCGACAATCGCTAATATTTTGTAGCTATGGATATGTACGAAAAGTTTCTTTCAGTTACAGGATACAATATAAAAGATTTCTTTCAATCCTACGTTGATTTTTGCTCTGAATATTATCCTTATATTGTGGATTATTATCAGGGTGGGGAGATTAATGCAGATTCTTTTTATGAGTTAGACAAATTAATTGCACAGATTAATATTGTTGAACCATTATTTCAATTACATGAGAATAAGTTGGACGATATTTCTATGTGGGAACTTCTTGAAAATTTTTCTGAAATTGTTACAAAGTTGACAACTATAAAGAATTCTGATAGATGGTTAAGAAGTGCTTCTGTAGGAAGAACAAATACCTTGCAATTAGAAAAACAATTAAGAACTGGTGAGACATTTGAAACTGTATCTGAACAACTTGAATTGGAAAATCCTGAAGATGATTGGGTAGATATAGTTGTACCTCAATATATAATTGAAGAAGATTATGTTACTGGTCATGGTAGTAATACTTTTTCTGTGAATTTAAAGAATGTAGGTATTAATTATGTTGATAATGTGGTTGATACCTTAGTGAATGAGAATATTCTTGGTAAGGATTTATCGATTGAATTTGTATTTGAGAATGAAGATTTGAAGATTATTAAATTCCAAAAATCTATGGAACAAGCTCTTCAGATTATTCTTGAAGCAGTTAAAGGTTGTATTCCTGAATTTACTGATTACGGCCTTCCTTCTGATTTTATTGGTCAGACTACAAATGCGATTCAATATCCGATTATATTTAAATCATTGATGAATATGTTCCAAAGAGATAATCGTTGGGCGAGTGCTGAATTGATTGACTTGAAGAAGGTTGAGGATAGTATCTTTATGAAAGTAAGAGCTACTACAGTGACAAAAGAAGATTTTTTAATTAATGTTCCAATATAACATGTTATGATAACAAAGGTAAGTAACACAATCGCAAATCTGAAGAATTTGTGGATTGAAATGTTTTTAAACAAAACAGATAAGGTTTCTAACATAGCAGATGGTTCAGTGTTGAATGCAGTTGCATTTGGTACTGCAAAAGTTGCTCAAAAAGCAATTAAAGATATTGCTATTGTAGAAGCACAGATATTTCCTACATCTGCAACTGGTACATATCTGGATAAATCAGCAGCATTGTTTGGTGTAAGTCCTCGAAAACAAGCTCTTGGCTCATCTACTTATATAAGAGTATATGCTGAACCTGGAACATTATATGAAGTAGGTACAACTTTTATTTCTAAGAATGGTATCAGATTCGTTGTAGATAAACCGTTTACAGTTGATAATTCTGGTTATGGATATGTAAGTGTAAGAAGTGTAATCACTGGTTCTGCTACGAATGTAGAAGCTAATAGTATTACACAAGTTTCTCCAAGACCATTGACGCATATAGAATGTACTAACGAATATGCAGCTATTGGTGGACGTGATTATGAAGATGATGAGACTTTTAGAAACAGAATTATAAATTACAATAACAGACTTTCAGAAGAAACAGTGGAATCTTGGACACAGATTTTCCAAGACCTTGATGATAGAATTCTGAAGGTTATGAATGTAGGATTAGGTGAAGATGGAAAGACTTATATTTATCTTGTAACTCAGAATGGTTCTTTCTTTACAGATGATGAGCTTGAAGAATTACTTGAAAAAGCTACTCCTTATTTTGGTTTAACTGAATTAAATTTATCAGGTGAATCGGTAGGTATTATTCTTGAAAATGCAAAATGGATGTATGTTGGAGGAGAACAAGGTATTGATTTCCGTGTTGAATTATCTCCTAATATAAATATTGCTGATGCAAGAAAGAATATCCAAATTGCTATGACGAAGTATCTTGATTTCCGTTTTTGGGAAGCAGGAAAAGTTGTACAATGGGATGATTTACTTCAAGTCGTTAAAACTGCGGAAGGTGTGAAATATGTGCCGGATGAATATTTCTTTCCTTACTTTGACGAAGAAGTTCCTTTGAATATGTTACCTCGTATCAAAGGATTCAGAATGCGAGACTTGGAAGGAAACATTTTATATGATTCTGGTAGTAGTCTTTCTAATATTTTTTATCCAGCAGGAGAGAGTGATATTTATAAAGGTTCACAATCTGCAATTCTTTCTCAGAAATATCTTGTTTCATTTACTGTAACTACATTGAAGAATGTTGCAGTTCCTGGTGCGTTTATTACTATTGGAAACAAAGTTATTACAACAGATGAATCTGGTACTGCTAATATATTACTTGAAAATGGTGAATATACATATACATTGAATAAAGCAAATTGGATTCAACAGACTGGTGAATTTGTAGTATTAAATGGTCCAATTTTTATAACGATTAATAATTTTGAAGCAACCCCTTATAAAGTGACTTTCACGATATATGAAGGTGAAGCTCCTATGGAAGGTGCAGAAATTAAGATTGGAATCAATACTCTTGAAACTGATGATACAGGTATAGCTTCTGTAGATTTAGAACCTGGAACATATAGTTATACAGTATCAAAAGCTGGATTTAAAACCATTGAAAGTGTTTTGACTGTTGAAAATAAACCAGTAGAAATCTTTGAAAGAATGTTTCTTGAATCATTGACAGTCAATTTCGCTGTTATTGATAGAAGAAGAAGTATTTATGTACCTCAAGCAGATATTACAGTTACAAATACAACTCAAAGAACTGACAATGAAGGACAAGCTCAAATGGGACTTCAGGTAGGTCAATATGAGATGCGTGTAATGAAAGAAGGATATCAAGAGTACAACGAAACAATTGATATAGTAGGAGAAAAACCGAATTGTATTCTTGTTGAGCTTGATGCTATTCCCTATGAGGTTAAATTTACTGTTCTTGATTCAGAAAATGATATGGTGATTCCTAATACAACAGTTTCAATTAACGAATCTACATATCTAACAGACGAACATGGTGTAGTTATTGTAAGCTTACCGAACGGCACATTTACTTATACAGTGTTTAGAAGCGGTTATATGTCGTATTCAGACTTTATTGTTGTGGATGATGCCCCTATATCTAAGATTATTAAATTAAACAAGGCATTCTATACTTTAAAGCTGATTGTTCGTGATATTGAGAACGGTAATTATATTCAAGGAGCTGAGTTGAATATCAATGAAGAAACAAAAATTACAAATATAAATGGTGTAGCAACTGTAACTCTTGGTAATGGAACTTATGATTATGTAGTTACTCAAAGAAATTATAAAAGATATACTGGACAAATTGTAATTAAAGACCAAGACGTCGTAGAAACTATTTATCTCGAATTGAGAGACACGGTAATAACATACACCGCAACGGACGCGATAACGAAAGCCCCTATTTCCGGCGTATATATCGAATTGATAAACAAGGGGACTGGAATTAAGGTGGATTCTGGCTATACAAATGATATAGGCGTATTGCAGCTTGGAGCGGAAGCAGGGGAATATACTTGGAATGCGACACACAGATATTATGATGCGGTAGAAAACCAGTCGATAACGCTTGAAAAATTGAAGGATATAGACCTTCCCTTTACTATGACAAGAAGGGAAATCGAACCGGAAGTTGACGTAATAGAGAATATTCCCGGTGTGTCCGGTGATGCTACTACAGTAAGATTCAGTGGTGAAAATACGGCTGAGACGTTATCTAATGACAGTTATTATTACATAGTTCATACACCGGAAAACTTCGTTGTTCCTAACAAAGGAGTGACGTTTGATTTGATGGAACATGTAAAAACTTTTCGACGTGCGGAGATTGGTGGTGAGGACGAGCCATACGATTTTGCAAGCGGAGGTGCAGAATTGGTATTCAACATATCGAATGATGAAATAGCTTCTTTGGAAGGTACGATGTTGACAGTGCAGCCGAATGTAACACGTGATGCACAGCCGAGAACTTTTTATGTGGATGTGACGATAACAACTCCGGTAAGCCAAGTAACAGTAAAGATAACTGCCGAACAGAAAGCCGCTCTGAACTTCAATCCGGTCAAGGCTGGAATTGTTGTCTCAGTAAAGAATATGTTCAACGATAATGTACGAGAATATACGACGAATGCGGCAGGAAAGATATTTCCGGAAGTAATGCCGGGTATTGATTATCAGTTGACAATAAAAGAGAAAGGTTTCTATGAGAACAACGGTTTGCTGATTAAGAATTGGGGTTTCGGAGCGAGTGTACCTACGCTTATGGAAATCACATGTTCAAAGAAAGTAGAATTAAGGGTAAAACAGCAGAACACGTTAAGACCGCTTGAAGGTGCGGAAATAACCGTGTCCGGAATGTCTTTGCCTCAAACCGTGACATCCGGAAGTGACGGTTCGGCAAGCGTGTACATCTCACCTATTGCAATGAGCTATGAATGTACGGTAAAAGACCATACGGACAAGACAGGTACGTTTACACCTCCATTGTCAGCCGATTATATAGACATAATCATGGGGTATGCAGAAATGACATTGACGGTAAACCTAAAAAGTATGCAACCCTACGAATCAGTGGCAGCGAATTGTACGGTGACGGTTACGAGTGCCTGGGGCGGCACACCGTCACAAGCATATAGTTTTACTGGAGCGACAAACGCAAACGGTGTATTCACATCTAAAGGAAACGGACAGTTCAACATACCGCCTGGAGAATATACTATCACATACGGAGGTGGAAACAGCAATTTTAACAGCAAGACGGAAAATATCACCCTTCCGGAAAATATCACTATTTCCACTACAGTAGTAAGAAGAACGATTTCAGTCGGTTACACAGTAAAGGAAATAATACCTTCCATTTCCACAACAGCATCAAATCCGGTCAAAGCCGGGATGGTTCTTGCATGTTATTACAATGAGAATGGCGAATCTTCCGGTGATAATGTAACAACGAATGCTAACGGAGATTTTGTAAAAACCGTGTATGCAGGTATTGCAGAACGTTTCCAGATACAGCCAGTCACTTTTTATGAAGGTAACGGAGCTGTAGCGACGTTAAATTATTCTGACACAAGAACAAAAGACCTTGTATATACATGCTCAAAGAGAATTCCGGTATATATCACCTCTAATTTATACGGTGAGTTAAGCGGTGCATCCGTAACATTCAGTGGAATGTCTGTCAATCAGACAGGAACGACGAATACAGATGGAATAGTGCAAATGTACATTTCTCCGGTAAATATGTCTTACAGTGTAAGCAAGCAGCATTACAACACAAAGACTGGGAATTTCAAGCCTACCGGAACAGAAACAAGAATGGATATTGAATTGGAAGCAAAGGAATATCCAGTTACTTTCCATGTATCAACACAGGGAGTTTTACCACCGGATGGAATTTTGGTACGTATAACAAACAATGTATTGCCGGACATGGTGTTCGAGGGAGAGACGAATACGGAAGGAACGATAGTCATGCCGAATGTTCCGGTAGGAGAATACACCTACGAGGTTCTTGCAGGCGAGGTTTCATCCGATACGTTCTCACATCCCCAAAGTGAAAGTGGTACAGTGTTGGATGTAGAAGTGCAATATGAATTGATTAATGTAGGTATTCAGGTTTCGGAGGTGTACGGTACGGCAGGAAGGGCGTATTTATCAAATCAAACCATTACAATGACATCCAAGGCAGGAACGATAAAGCTGACTTTGGATGAAAACGGTTATACCAACCAGTTATTGATAAAAAATCTGGAATACACGTTCACGACTGATTCATACCCAAGCTTTTACAGCAATCCGACACAATCCTATACATGGACGGAAGATGGTGTGATATGGCCGTTTGATTTGAACGTGACCTCAAAGATAACGGTTAATGTAAAGGATGTATATGCGAAAAACAATATCCAAGGAGTAACGGTAACTTACAACGAACAGATAGTGACGACGGATGCAAGCGGAAACGCTTCATTGTTCCGGTCAGCACTGGAAAAGGATTATTCTTTAGACAAGGAGGATTACAGCACGGTAAACGGAACCATTGCTCCTACTACAGCTTCACCGCTTAATGTTACGATGCTAAGAAATAAGCATGTGGTGACAGTACAGCAGTATGAAGTAATACCAGGTGGAAGTAAATTAGGTATTAATTATACGTTAACTTATACGTCGGCAGCAGGAAACGGAACGATACCGAATGATAGTCGAACATTTGAGGCGTATTTAGGTATTCCAATTACATTTATTCTAACGGCAGCGGACAGAAGACCGTTTTATACAAATTACCAACAAACACATACATTTACATCAACAGGCGAAGCATGGGATTTGAATCTCACTTGTGCAAAACAGATAACAATCAATGTAAAGGATAATGTACCTGGAACGAATGTACAAGGAGCTACGATAAACTATTTTGCACAGACAAAAACAACAGATGCAAGCGGTAATGCAGTTTTCTATTGGAGTGGCGGTGATAGAAGCATATCGGTAAGTGCATCAAATCTCGAATCTTATACCGGACAGATAGCTCACAATTCTGCGAATCCGTTCAATATTGTAATGACACGTGCAGCCAATCCGGTTACACTTGTAGTAAGAGAAGTAACGCCAGCACAAACAATCTATTATCAGAACTTACAGATAAAATACACGGCAGGAAGTGCAATCGGAACACTTACTACGAATGCGAGCGGTGCAGTGACATTCAATGGATATATAGGTACGGAAATGTCGTTTACGGTAGTAGGACATCCGGAATTCTACAGCAATCCGACACAGAAACACACCTATACAACCGCCAATCAGTCATGGACTATGGATTTGACTGTAACGGCAAAGATAACTATAAACGTGAAATCGAACGTACCAAGCGGAACGAATTTAAGCGGTGCTACTGTATCATATTTTCATCAGACAGGAACGACAGACAGTAGCGGTAATGTATCATTATATAGAAGTTCTGTAACAAGAAATGTAGATATTACAGCGACATATCACGGTAATTATAGAGGCAGTATAACGTCAGACACCGCGTCTCCGTTCAACGCGGTAATGACGCGTTCAACCGCGACAGTAAGTCTTGGAGTGAGTGAAGTTGTTCCGGTTACTCCTAAATACATGCTCGAAATCACTACGGATGCAAGTACAACCACAACACCCGGATTGGGAGGATTTACATTTAGTACATCAACAGCAGCAAACAAGGAATTTGTAGCATATTTTAGAGCAAAAATTCCGGCTGATAGAAAGCTTATTTTTGCAAGTAATGCAACAGGTGACAACCCTATAAGAAAATGGGTTAATTCAAATGACGGAAAAGGAACAGGAGGATGGTACACTTATGCCTACTATGTAAGATGCGGTGCGACAGGAAGTTTCGGTACTACCAATTTTTTCTATATAAAGGGTGGAAGTAGACCGATTACATGGTATCTCGAAATGGCAACGGTATTCGACATAACCGGAAGCAATGTTCAGAATAAATCGGATGCCGAGATTTTAAGTAAGTGTACCTTTGATAAGATAATAAGTAATTACAAAGATTTTCTTTTCAATAAAGGAACGAACAGAGTAATCAGATACAACAACGGCAGTACGGCCACTCCAACAATAACAAGAAAGGCGGCTTCTGGAACAGACACGTTTAATTTCACGATGGCAACTTATTCATCTATGAAGATGAATTTTAGTCCGGCAGCTTCTACAAGTCCGTTGACACTTGATACAAACGGTAATGTGTCTTTTGTATGCTATTTAGGTACGCCAGTAACATTTACACCGACAACAAGAGCTAATTATTACAGCAATGCAAGCAACGCATTGACTTATACAGCAGCAGGACAGTTCCAGGGAATATATCTGATTTGCAACCAAAAGATAGTGATTAATACAGTAGCGAATATTTACAATACAGCCCCTGGGCTTGCTGGAACGATTACCTACTTCGGTCAGACACTCCCATCCGGAGGAAGCTTCTACAGAAGCGGATTAGACAGACAAATGACTGCTACGGCACAGTATTTCAACAACTACGTAGGAACAGTGACCGCCACACAGACATCACCTTATACAGTGACGATGAACAGAACGACAAGAACGGTTACACTGACAGTCGTTGAGAAAGTTCCAAACATCACAGCAACCCATCCATTAGGTAGTGCAGTGATAGTAAGAAGTGTACCTACAAGCTCGAATGCCCCGGCAGGAGAAATAACGTTGGATGCGAGCGGAAAGAAAACAAATACTGTATATGCCGGAATAGATTACACCTATACACCGAAAAATTATGCAAGTTATTACAGTAATGCTTCACAAGGTCATACATGGACAAGTGAAAATGAGAAGTGGACTATGACATTGAATATAACTGCACGATTGACATTCAATATAAAGAATTCTAATTATGGGACAAATATAAGTGGAGTATCATGTTCCTATTTAGGACAGACAGGAACAACGGATAGTAGTGGTAATTGGACTGTATATAGAAGCGGTATCAATAGAGGATATTCATTTTCAAAAACGAACTACAATGCGTTATCCGGTACATTATCGGCAACGCAGGCAAGTCCTCTTAATCTGAAAATGAGTGAGACAAGTTCTTCTATCACAATAACGATGAAGGACTATTATCAGAATGCAGTAAAAGGGAATGCGAACGGATGTCCGGTATCACTTGTAAACAAAAGCCTTTCTTCTATCAAGTTTTCGGGAACGACAAACAGTAGTGGACAAGTGTCATTCGGCCCGATGATAGCAGGTTCATATACATTGTCATGGGGTGGAGGTACAAGCTATTGGGTAAACGGAAGCACGACAATAACAATGCCTACAGCAACGACTACACAGAATGCTGTAAGATTGACGAAGAGTGTAGCAGTTGCATTCAGAATAAGGGTGCCGCTTTCTACTCCTTTATTAGGATGGTGGAGAGTAAACACATTAGTGAAGCCTATATTTACAACAGCAGGAGTGGCGACGACAGTAACACTCACTCAAAATGCTGCCAAAACGGTATATTATTATGGAACATATACATTCATTGCAGGTATAACGACAAATATAGCTGCATATAAGGCAAGTTATTATGTGACTGGTACAACAACGACAGAAACACCATATTCTATTACCCCTACTTATAATTTTAATAATATAGGACATAACAGTGACGCTACAGCGTTTTATTCTACTGCAATAAAGAGTATAACAGTGACAGTGCAAAATAGTTATACGAATGCGGCTGTAAGTGGAGCTACGATGAAAGTATATGGTATTAATGGAGATAGTAATGCTTCTAATAATTACGCCACGCAGACAGTAACGACGAACAGTTCTGGACAAGCGACTGTATATGTATCTGGAACAACAATGAGATATGTTGTAAGTGCATCAAGATACGACATGTTGAATACGACGAATACGAATACAGCGAACTTTACACTTAAGTTGGTACCAAGTAACGCAATAATAACGATAACGGTAAAAGATGCGAGTATAGGAACAAGTGTAGGAAGTGGATGTGTGGTAAAACTGTCAAGCAACAACAGCAGCACTGCATATAGCGGCACTACAAATACGAGCGGACAGGTGGTACTGACAATAAAGCCGGGCAATTATTGGTGGGAAGCAGGAGGAAGCACGACATGGGGAGGAAACGGAACAGGAGACTGGAATTATCCGAACCGTTCCACTACC